CAGAGCCTTTTATGTAGTACCTCCTCGATAGAGGCTCACAGCTCCAACTGTGACAATCCTTGGGGTTGCCTAGCTCCGTTCACTCAAGCAGTTTAGTAGCTAGGACTTTAGTTTGCAGCGTTCAAGTAGCTTGCTCTCTTAATTACTGTCCGTACTGTCTACCATTTAAGGTAGCACCTTGTTGACGGAAGTTTCTGGGGGATGTTTTATTTGAATGTGATACTACACCTTTCCTGCTGTCACCCATCATTAATTGGAACGCACTCTTAGTTACATTCTTTACTGTAGTATCTTTTTGTATTGGTTTAGCTTTCGGCATTGTGTTTGTCTTTAAATCTGTTTGTTGTATATCCGCATTGAGATATAGGTTCAACATTGGTTATCTTAATCTCACAACCTAATGACTTACCATTCCTAATCTTTAATCCTTCCACTAGGTAGCTGTTGAACTCTGTATCGTTAAGCATCTCTAAGGTGTTGCCTAAGCACACCTCTCTACTAGTCTTGACTGATACTTTATCCGTAAGAACTATCTCATTCTTACGCTTACCGTACTGTCTAACCTCATAGGTTAAAGAATTAAAGTATATAGGCATCTTCATTTCTTAGCCCACAAATCTACATTCTTTAACACAATTCTAAGTATCTCCTCAACTCTAACAGGTACAGATTTATTTACTATACTAGCCTTTGTGAAGGCATACCTAGCTTTAAATATATCATCCACCTTCTCATTGTCTATGCAATCCTTTAGAGACGAAATGTATATGTCATTTTCAGACGCATCTTTTATATATCGTACACTATGGATTACTGTTGAATGGTCTTTGTTGGTTATCTTACCTATGTCTTCCAGAGTTAATGTTGTCTTGCTTCTTAATGCATAGTGCAATAGGTGTCTTGCTAATGTCTTATCTCTAACTCTAGAGCTTTTCATTTCGCTTAAACTAACACCCATTAACTTTGACACTAAGCTTACGCAAAGAGGAACGTATCGTTTGTTGTTAAACAAATCTTCTGAGTCTCTCTTCTTTTTATGAAACAACTTCTCTGAATCTATCCTTACTCTCTCTTCGAAACTTATCATAACACTTCGTTAAATTCTATTTCTATAAAAGTTTCCTTAGCAAATGTCGGACATATACTATGTATATCGTGTGCTATTTCTTTTATCTTAATGTCAGCTAAGTCTTTATCTTCTTGAGTAGATTCTCTTCCCAGGTTAGATTGTACTATAGAGTTCTTATGTAGTAACTTATCTATCTTAGCTTTTATCTTACTGTTGGTATAGTACTTAGACCCTTCTTTGGTAGTCTGCATAATTTCCTGTTTTAATTAATTTCCCTTGCTTATCGTTAAAATAAACCCAAGCCTTATGTTCAAGCCCATCCACGACTATGTCCACTTGTTTTCTTTTATACCATTTAGGGTGACCCTCTAGTATATCAAGTATTTCAAACGTAGTCTGGTCAACCATATATAGTTCTCCAGTTATATTAACTACAGGTTCGGTCTCGACTAAGAAAGGTATACCATCTCCATACATGGCATACTTCTCTTTAGTCAATCCCTTCCCAAGATTCATCATTCTCTTCATTATAAAGTGATTGTGAAAGCCACTTCTTAATGTTCCGTATACAAAGACATTCTCCATTAAACAATTACTATGTTACCTCCGTTAAGGTCTGTAACCAGCTCGTTGCTGATGTACTCTTTGTATATCTTTATAGTAGACTCTACTTGTTTGTTACCAAACTCAATAGCCTGCTCGCTCATCTTGTATATACCTACTCCGAACGGGGCTTTAAGTTCAACCATAATAAAGTAGAAGTCTTTCTTCTTAGTACCATTAAGGTAGAAGGCTGCTTGCTGTGTTATCTTATAGTCATTAACAAACTTGTTAAAGCTCTCATGGTCAGCTCCCTTACTTGTAGTCTTTAAGTCTACTAAGTAATCTTCACCCTCTGCATCTACCTTACCTTTACATTTAAGTCCAGTCTCAACATCTTCCCAGAAGTGTATAGTTTCTCTACCCTTTGCTTCATTCATTAGGTGAGCTGCGTTAATGTTGCTGTATATATTCTCATGCATACGCTCAAAAGCAAACTCATAGTGTCCAGGGACAGGCTTTCTACCGTCAAGAGTTTCTTCAAACTCCGCATACATAGCCTTACCAACCTTAGTTCTCTTATCGAACTTGGGTGCGAATACATATCTAGATTCAAACTCTTCAGGCTCTAATATGTAGCAGTGGAATGCACTACCTACTATAAGAGACTCTGTTTCTTTATGTTCCATATTTAAGTAATGGTCTAACCTCATCGTGCTACCAGTCATTAACTGTTTAAGCATACTGTTGGTTACATACATGTTGTCTGCAAAGTATGTATCGTCATTTACTATATATGTATCTTCTAACTTCTTAACTTCCCGCATTGATTGTATATTTTGCTACTGTTGCTGAATCATTCCATCTTGTTGGAACGCTTATGTTTTCCGTGTCAAACTTATATCCTTGGTCTTTAAGGATAAAGATAGTAGCGGCTAATCTAGTGTTACCTAGCTCCTTGAATGCGTCGAACGATGTGATGCTACCATATTCTTCTAGGTATGCTATCAATCTCGTTGCATGTGTTGCTTTAGTTTTGCTCATCATCTATATTTATAACTTCGACTTTAGTGTCTTGTTGCATCCGTCTCATGGCTACAACATCTATAATCTCCTGAGCTATAGCTGTCCTTCTTGCTTCAGGTAACTCTTTGTATAGAGATAACGCCTCAGCTGTTGCTGACTTATGGTCTAATGCATTTAACCACTGTGTATATACGCTAGTAACTTCAGCGTTAAACTCTCTTACTCTTTGTTGTTTCTTATTTGTCGCCATTGCTTAGTACTTTAATGTATACTCCTGGATTTTCTTTATCAACGTGGTAGCCACTGAAGTGTGGTACAATGATGTCGCAGTTATCATCTTCAATCCAACCCCACTTAACCATAAGGTCTTGTATTGTTTGGGCAGGATTTATATAATCAAACTTTCTTCTACTACTACGAACAAAATACATGTCTATATGTATGGGTAAAGGAAGTTCGATTCCCGCTGCGTCAAACAGCATAGTATCGAACTCTTCTTTAGATTGTATATAGAGTTGCTTTGTATCCTTAATGTAGTTTCTAGTAACCTTACTGTGTATCAGCATTTTACCTGTCCACTGTTTACTATTCTTGCTTGAGGGTACGTTCCCTGGTATGAATATTCCTTTCATCTTTTCTTTTTTAGTAAATATAGCAGCGAGTTGCTAGTCCCCCAACTCGCTGCATAATTTAGTTTTTAGAAAGGCATGTCATCAACCACAGCTGTAGCTGTAGACTGACCAGCCATCTCTTTAGCATCGTTAAACGAACGTAAATCTTCAGGGCTTAGTGTCTTATTCCAAGACTCCTCAAAGGTAACCTCTTCGCCAGCTTTAGCAGGGAATTTGTAGTCTGCTATACTTTTGATTACAGGATTTCCTTCCTTATCGTTAGTCCAATACTCTCTTGTAGCAAAGACTGCAGTTATACTCTTACCAACTGTTTGCTTACAAGCTACTGCATAGTCTTTAAAGTCTGTAACACCAGCAGCCATTAACAATCTCTTAAGCATTTTAGCTTTAAAGTTTGCAGCTTCAGGGGTTTGACCTTCTCTATCTCCGAAAAGACGGGCCTTACCTAACGCTCCACCTGTTGTTTCCATGTGGAAGTCAATGTATGGCGTGTTAGCATTTGGATTGCTGGCCCGTGAAGACTCAATCTTTGTAATTTTAACTTGGTGTACACCAGCTTTGATGTACTGAGTTGATGTTGCGTCTACTGTTTCTAAGTTTTTAAACATGTTTTTGGTTTTAATGATTAATTGTAATACTCTTCACACTTTTCTATCACCTGTGCAAGGTCATTGTCTATATATAGTTCATCGAACATTTCCATTGGACTTTTCGCTGAATCTTTACCCTGAGATTGAGTTCTAAACCTATGCTTAGTGCCTCCCTCTTCATTTGAATAATGGTTATCAGTGAATAGACAAAGAACAAACTCCTTCTCTACTCTCTTCTTCCATCTGTTACCGTCAACAGCTACAAATCTTTCTTGTACACCATCTTCTCCATCATAAGCTCCGTCTATAGCTAAGTATATTATATACTTTTCTGTATTCTTACTCATGTTTAGGATACGGTCTATCTCCTTATTATAAAAAGACCATACGTCAAAGCCTTTAAATCTCACGTCAGCCTCTCTGTATATCATTTCGATAAGAGAAGTGAATGATTCTATTACGATAGTATCAATGTCTGGAGATTCAACTGCCTTTTTAAACGCTGTATTGAATGTATTAAGGTCAGGGATAGGCATGTTCTTGAAGTTTTTAGCTCCTCTGAACGGTAATTGCTTTCTCTCTGTATTTAATACAGCTGTTCTTTCTGCGTTAAGGTTACGCAAGGACGATGACTTACCTGAGCCACTCTTTCCCACTACTATAATGTTTGGTTTCATTTCTTTGTTGGTAGTTTAATTATCTGTTCAACTTTTAACTTGTCTGGCTTTTTGTAATGCTCTCTCTTTGAGGTTACAAACTTCATAAACCCTCTCAATAATATATTTTGTTTCTTACCTATCAGATTCTGTATTTCTGCAAAGGTTAATGAAACAACTTTCAATATCTTGTAGGCAGGGATGTTCGTTCTCTCAGAGACAGCCTTACTTATTTCTTTAAAGTTTCTCAATGCTTTATATAGTTTTGTAAGCTTTTTCGTTGTTCAAATTTAGTGAATTTATTGTTGAAAAACAAGAATATGTTACCTATTCCTACGTTTCTACCCTTAGCAAATATGATTTCTGCAAGACCTCTAACGTCACCTCCATTCTCATCAACTTCAAACCCGTAATACTCTGGTCTATACACGAGCATGACGGTATCAGCCGCCTGTTCAATCTCACCTGACTCACGCAAATCACCTAACGATGGTCTGCAACCAGGTCTTTTCTCTACACCTCTACTCAATTGAGATAGAGCCATCACACATATATTAAGTTCCTTAGCTATGTTTTTTAAACCTCTAGCTATAGCTGAAACTTCTTGCTCACGACTCCTACCTTTAGTGTTATTACTAACCAACTGAAGGTAGTCTATCATCACAAGCTTCACGCCCTTACTTAATACATACCGCCTTATTCTGTTAAGTAAATACTGAAGGCTGGTGTTGCTGCACTCGTCTATATATAGGGGCATCTTTTCTAAAGCTCCTACAGTTTTATGCATAACATGCCAATCACCTTCAGCTAACTCACCAGAAGACAGTGTCTTGTTTTCTATATATGAATCAGATGCAACCAATCTTGTTATCAATTGGTTTACAGACATTTCATACGAGAATATAACCGAAGGCACATCAGCTCTTGATGCATTGTATGCTAAGGCTAAAGCTAAACTTGTCTTACCCATAGATGACGCACCACCTACAATTATAAGGTCTTGCTCTTTCCATCCACCAGTATGCATATCTATCTCATCAAAGCCACTTGTTATACCTGTAAGCCCTTCCTTGGTTGAATTAAGCTCAACCTCTTCAACGAAACCTTTAAGCTGCTTGACTATGTCAGGCATATCATCGGAATTGGTATCGTTTATCTTTGTTAACTCCTCTACAGCTATATCGATAGCCCCTTCTACACTTCCTTCCTTTCTAACAACTACCTGTCTTAGACGCTCTAATACTTTCTCTAAGTTTATGGTCTTGTTGTCGGACGTTAGTTCGGTTATGCAGTTAACAAAATCATAAGAATAAAAGTCATCAGAATATAAAGATGCTATATAAAACATAGCGTCCTTGTATCCCATTTCTTTTAGCTCTCTATCCAGTGACAGCATATCTATTGACTTCCCCTGCTGATAAAACCCTTCCATCGCTGAAAATATAGCCTTATTGTTAGGTGTCACGAATAAATCGTTGTTTAATGCACTGAAATGGTCATAATACAGGTCTTTTTTATTTAAAAGCTTAGACAACACTGCCTTTTCTACATCTTCTCTTATCATTTTCTTCCTAGTATTATCATTTTCTTATCAATTACGTCAGGAACTTCATTATCCCACTCCTCATTTTTAATCCACCTCTCAAGGTGTTTAAATTGTGGATGAAATTCATCTTTATAGTCCATGTGTGTCTTATACTTTATTTGTTTTTCCAAACTACTCAGTATAGACGTGAACATTTCCTCTGTTAGATTTATAGACAAGAATATCTCTTTACTGACCTTCTTACCTATTTTTATCGGATATAACTTCCATAGTTTTTCAAACCATGTAGCTCTAACATCTTTAAGTATATGGAAAGCAATCTTTTTAGATACATTACCATTAAATAACTTAGAACCTTTAGCTGTTACTTTAACAACCTTAGTATTCTCGTTAAATGTTAGGTAATTCTGCTTTCTTAACTCTGTATATGAGTTAGATATATTAACATCCTTTAAACCGTACTTATCTATAAGCCCTTTATGATACATTTCATTCCTAAAATTCTTATGAAAATGTAAAACTAGCACGTCAACAATAGTCAACGCACTAGCTTTATCAAAACTTATCTTTAAAAACTGTATAATAAGCTCATTCATTAGTTCATACTAACTCCCGTAGCTTTCATTTCCTTAATAATCATCTGTAAAGCTTTCTTTGTATATGCTCCACTATTTCCTACCAGTAATTCATAATCAGCACTCCAAGTAGTGTGTTCATAATGCTTATGTGTAAGGTAATGAGTTAGACCATTGAACAATCCATAATAACTACGACCTTTACGTTCGTATTCATCAGTTATAGAGTCCCTTAATAGCTCTCTTTTAGCTAAAACGGACTTTACAACACGCTTTTTACCCTCAATCTTAGCTACAACGTCCATAATCTTTGCTGCAAACTCTTCTGTAGGTTGATTGTTGGACATGATAGTGAACAGATTAAACAATCCATCTGTATTACGTTGAATAAGTTCGTTTATGAAGCCACCATTTTGTTTTTCAATACTCTTAGTGTGCTTAACAACGTGGTTATTGTCCTTGTCAGCCATTAGTGTAGCGAACATATTAGAACAACTATGCATCATAGTACTTATTCCGTAGACAAGACGTTGACTACCATCATGTGATGATAATGCATATAGATATAAATCAACATCATCATCAATAGTACCTGATTTTACAGATATATTCTTGAGCAGTCTAATAAAGAAAAATACTTTCTTCCCTCCATTAAAATGTCCACATCTTGAGCGATTTAAATCATAGCTACCAGGTTCAAGCTTATCTAGTATACTATCTAATAGCACGTCATTCTGCATTACTGTATATCTACCACGGACAGGACCTAAAGCCTCACCTGTAGTAGTGTTTACTGTACAATAGAATGGTGTATCTGAATACGTTAATGGTGTTGCTGAATTGGTTGCTACCTCTTCATGCTCGTACGCCATCTTTAATTTGTTAACGGTAAAGTCTAACTCACCATCAGCTAAAAATTTCTCTTTAATCATCTCCTAGTTTTTTACGAAGTTTAATTATTTCTTGTATAAGGTCATTGTCTTCATCTGGGATATATTCCCCGCTGAAATTAATGTACTTATTTGTTACGTCTCTTGCATACTCGTGTATGAGAGCTAAATCTTCTTTAGTTTCTCTCACCATTTTCTCCAAGGCTTCTATCCTTAAAAGGTTAAAGTCTGATGTACTCATGATAGGTTTAGTTTTTTAGTTACTACTATATCTAATACTCCATAGTTGGTAGATGAATTTACTATATATCCTCTACCTCTTAATGCATCCATGATTTGATGACGATAATTCCACAGGTCTTTATCCCAGTTTCTTTCGTCACATACAGACAACTTAGTTGTACCGTCATTTTCTACATTGTTAACCATTCCATCTATAAGGTTCTGTATCTCTTGTTCTGTATTCATGATGGTGAATCATTTAAATTGTTAAACTTATCCTCAAATACAAGGTCAAGCTCTAATTTTTCGCTTAATGGTAGGTGACTGTATAGCCACTCTATCTCATCTATAGGTTGGTCACATTCATCTAGTAACCACTCTGCGTATAGTTGAGAGAATTTCTTAGGCTCTGTCATTTTGTTTTTATTTAGTTAATAATATATAAGGGCACACATGTGGTTCGCCAGTATCGGCTTGAATCACGGTCTTAAAGAGGCTTACTCAATTCCTCTACCCTATATACTAATTCATACGGCTATTCTTCAGCGGGTTGCCAAAGTAATTAGCTCTCTTCTTACAATATTCCCATAAAGGCTCATGGAATTTAGGTTTAAGGCTGGCTGTTAGAACTTCTTTCAAAGTTACAGGACCTCTCCTACTATACATGGCATTCATTATTCGTCTCTGGTTATTCTCTGCAAATCTAACTATAGACATACATATAAGCAACCAATTGTATATCTTATCGAATTCAATTGTTGCACTATGTGGTCTAAACTCAATCGTGTCAGGACCTGAAGCCGCTGAACAATTAGTTAGATTAATCCAAGTATATCTCTGAGAGTTGTAATGCCCACCAGGGTGAGACCTTTTCTTATTGTATGTCTGACCTATCTTATTACCTATAGTAATCTCTCCTAAGATGTCTCTATAGTTGTGAAAACTAAGACGGTCTACAGATTCAGGTATTAACTTACAGTAAGTATTACTCTTTCTTGATGATGGAAGTATAGAGTATACATCGTCTTCAATCTGGCTACATAGTTTAAGAATCATAATAGATAACCTTCTATTGTTAGAAGCTCCTCCTATATGAATATGTACACCACACTTCTTATCAGTTTTAGCACCTTCCTCAGCTAACGCTGCACAAAGTTTCTGTAACTGTCCAACTCCTTTATCACCTTTAAGAACACCAGTCACATATTCAGGTCCTTCTGTAGAACCATCATATACAGCCTTAACATTCAAGCCATAGTTACCTAAGTAACTCTGATTACAGGTTTCTACTTCAACGCCAAAGGTGTATTCATTACCTGATGTCTTATAGAAAGTCGTATCACCTTTCTGCATGTAAGTGTTGTCGAAATAATTGTTATCTCTATTGTCTTCACAACACTCGCTATCGTCATGTACATAAGAATCACAACAATCTCTTAGATTAACACAGCAATTTGCCGCAGTTTGGTAGCATTCATAATACTCCTGTTGGTCTTCCGAATATACATAGTCATTGCTATTATCAACATCTATGTATCCTTGGTCTCCACAATTCAAATTACCAAACCTACACTTCTCCTCATACTGGAAATAACATTCCTGAGAGTCTCCATCGTCCTCTCCAACCCATACAATTTGGTTATCGTCACAATTTAAGCTCTCAATCCTATATTCATGCTCTATAATACAGCAATCTCTCTCTCGTAAGTACTTATAAAAGTTCTTAAAGAACCGTATAAATGGGCTAGTCGTTCCATTATCAGCCGCTCTCTCTAAACCCATAGAACTTATAGCTCTACCTTCTGTATAGTTAAGATGTATTTCATGCCACAAATTGTAATGACCACCCCCTGAGAGGTAGTCATTCAACTTGTTTATTAATTCAGCTTTAGGTTTAGCACAACCTAGAAAGCATTCTTCAGGTACGCTCATCGTGGATGATAGTGACCGTGAAGTTATATTAAGAACTGCTAACCTTTCGGTTACGAACTCGTCTAACGGATTGTTTGGCATAATTTCCCAATATTATCAATTATAACTTTCAATTCTTTAGTGTCAACAGTGACACCCTTACGTTCTTCAAGCTTTTTAGTCGCTTGGTATAATTCTTTAACATACTCAGTATCAGCGCATAGTGTTAATAGTTTCTCTAACATACCAGTATACTTTTGTTGTTAACAACTTCCACTTCTTTCTCGTTGCTCGTACCTTCGGTTTGAAGCTCTTGCTTAATTAACAGAATGAAATTACTTATAGCTAAGTCATCATCTTTCTCTAACCAACCATGATATTTCATCTCGTTGTATGCTAACTCAAACGCATCTAACCCAGACTCTACATGATTGTACCAATCGTTGTTAAGCTCTTCAATATAAGACTCAGTCTGCGTTTCAGGTAAATCTTCTTCTGAATTCCAAGTACTCCACCACTTCTCGTCATGAGCTGTGTTGTCGTAGTAAGAATCGACTTTATCGAACGTACCCTGAGTTATCTTATTATTTTTACCGTATTCATACCAAGGTTTAGTTTCTTTCTCAACAGCAGTTACCTTTATTTCAGTAGCTGTATCAAGCGAACCATCTTCGTTATATATGAACAAGAAGTTTGGTACTACTTCTTTAACGTCCTTCTTATTGGAAGCTAAAGCTGTAAGACCCTCTTTCTTAGACGAGAATATAATACCATCATCTGTTCTTAACTTAAACAGAGGATTGTTACGTTTGTATACATGAAGTTTACCTGTTATCATGTCAACCCATAAAGCATTGATAGTTCCATTGTGACTACCTAATGTTTTCACATCGTCAGTCTTCTCAAGGATACTATATATAGCCTTACTATCTACGTCAGTAACTTCTAAATCATTCTCCTTTAGATTCTCTTTATGATTACCTAATACACCATTGTGTACTCCAGCATATTTACCATAAATATAAGGATGTGAGTTATCAGCTGTAATCTCACCATGTGTACTGTACCGTGTATGACCAAGAAAGCTATTTGTTGTTGTATCGTTGATGATACTTAACAGATTACCTGACTCGTCAAGACATTTATATACATTACCATTGATGATAGCTCCAGAGCTGTGACCACCACGACTATCGTTGTCGTTCATTAGATACATTAATTTATTAATCGGTGTATCTTTCCCGATATAAGCTACAATTCCACACATACTTCCTATAATTTTAAAGTTATTGATTTGGCTAATACAATTAAAGCTTCTCTATTCTCTCTTACGAAAGCATTTAGAAACTCCTCTTCTTCAACCTCTTCTGCTATTTCTTCTGTTATCTCTCTATGAGCCGTGATATGGTCATGATAATCTGCATCTTCTATCTCATAGAAGTTTACATCAAACAATGGGGCAAGAACACTACGTTCCTGCTCCTCCATTGCTAGTTCTTTCATTCTTCCCATCTACTCTTTCTTTAATTGTTTAACAATTTCATCGTAAACTTTGTTATGTACAACCTCAGCATCACACCCATCTAATTCGGGTATAGTGCTATGTATTATCATATTCAACGTCTCGCTCCATGACTCCATGAAGTCATCTGTGATTTGCTCTACAAGTCCCGATAATTTCTGTTCATCGAGGAGTAATTCTTTCATCTTTCCCATCATGTAAAGTCTACAGTTATAAGACCTGAGTCTATGATGGTACACGTCATAGTACTCGACATATTTATGACTAATTTCTTAGCGTCAACCTGACCTGTACGTGCTATCTTTCTGTACTCCTTCATTGGCTCGTCTAATACCTTAGACTCGATGATAGTGACAGGCTCAACCTTAGTCTTCTTGACTGATTTAACAGTACTCTTAACTCTTTCAGGTTTAGTATTAATCTCGTAATACAACTGAGCATGAGCCTTTTTGTATTCAGGATTACCAATCCCTTTGATACTAGCACGCTTCATACGTGGCGGTAAATCATTTTCATTTTGTGGGATTATTTTCTTACCTAACCTTGTAACGTACACCTTATTCTTAATAAGGTTCGCTACGATTCTTTGACGAATCATCGTCTTTGTTATAACAGTCTTAGCCATTATTTCTTCTTGTTTAATAATTTAAGAAGCTTAGCTCTTTGCTTAGCTCCGCAGGTTTTCATCACTTGACGAATTCCTGTTTCAGTGCTGATTAACTCATTGTAATAAGCCAATCTTTCTGTTGCCTCCTCTCTGAGGACTTCTTTGCGCTCTCTTCGAGCATTCACTAATCCAGCCATAGCTTTCAGTTTAGTTTGGTTAGTAGAAGAGGGTGGAATCGAACCACCTGAGTCGTAAACTTTAACAACGCTCCAAGCAACTCTTCTATATTGTTAAGATGAATCAGAGATACTGACTTCTTTATAACTCTCATAGAGTATCTTAACCAATGCCGTCCTATTTTGGTTGTAGGCAACAGCTTATCCTACGTACTTTCTTTTCTAGGCGTATCTACCTAGATTGCACGTCTGCAATTGTTTATACAGTCCTTGACTGTAATACTCTAATGGGTAGGGAAAGAGAGAGTTTCTATACTCAATTCTTAAATATACCAACGGCTAAGCACCTTTGATAGCACTCCCATAATGATTCATTCCTTTTATAGAACTCTTCTGCAGTCATACCTTTAGGAAAGTGTGTGTCTTTACCCTTGTTAACAATATCTCTATGTAGACTACCTAAATCACCAGAAGAATAATAAGGCACTTCATTGGTGAAAGTAGTCGCATCAAATACTTGCGGGTAATCTACATCGTTAGGATATTCTTCATCTTCGCTTGTATCTACAAACACACCTAAATCATATTTATGACCCTTAGAGTCTATAAACGGACCTAAGTATGTCGAATACTTAATTTGCTCCCACGCATCAGGGTGGAACAACTTTACATTTACTTGTATCATGTCTTCGTCTTTTAGTTAATGTTAAACTATGTTAATACTGTGACAACTTGTGTCAAACACTTAAATATAAATAGGATATACCCATTGTCGGGCATACTTCACTTGTTTGTTAAATATATAATCGCTACCTTTGGTGGGTAGGTGGTTAAATACTTAATGCAGATGCACTGAACACTTAAATAGAACACATAGTCTATAGTGTTAAAGTGATTGCAGTGAAAGAGAGAGTTTCCAAGACTCTAAAGACACTGTATATCAGGCACTTGAAAGCCTAAAACGCAAGAGTGTTACTCCATATCTACTACATATTCCCCTCAAATACGTTATATAGGTGGTTCTGGAACATGTCCACACAAACATACACACAAACAAACCGAGTGTACTACTGTGTATGTACTCTGGGGTGATAGTGAGAGCATAATAAGAAAAAAGCGAAGACATACCGTAGTACATCTCCGCAATCTAATTAGCCTAACCGAAGTTAAGACCGTAATCTGCTGTGCCTGCTGAATCAACAGGTGCTTTCTCCGTTGTGGACTTAGCATCATCAGATTTCTCAACGCCTGAACAAGACATAAGAGCGCCTCTTGCTGACATCTTAGCTCTAATGTTCGCACCTTTTAGTGCAAGCAAGTCGTAGTTAAGCTCAGTCTGGAACACGTCAAGCATGTCGCAGTCTTCAAGGATGTGGAATAGCTTCGTAATTATCTTACTTGGCTTGTTATCCTTCCCTGTCAATCGCTCTACAGTCCAACCTGCTCCTTCAAGAGTAGCAAATAGCTGGTGGTACTGAGGCATCACCTGCAGACCTTTCTTAGCCAACTGTGTTGCACGGTACTTAGCAAACTCTACTTGACATTGTGCAATCGAGCGTAGTCCGTAAACCACGCGTTCTTCGGTGAATAAGAAGGCCTCTGTAGCCGTTCTGTAGTCAAGAAGTTCCAATGTCAAACACAAGTTCATACCATCCTTACTACCTGCATTGGTAGCAACAACACTAATCAGTCGCATGTTATGTTCCACTCCATCATAGCCTGCACGTTTACTGACATCAGTAATCTTTAGACCCGATAGCTCGGACATATACAACGGCATAGCAGGTGTTTCCACAACGGGAATAGCCTCTACTACAGCTGTAGCTTGGGGTTGAGCGTCAGTATTTAGCTCTGACGTAGCTGTTGGAGCACCAAACACAAAGTTTGACGCATTCTTAAAGATGCTGTTTTCAGCCATATCCATAAGGGTTGTGCAAGTTTCCGACAGAGGCATAGCCTCCCTTGCGATTAATTTAAGCATCGTACCTCGGATAGTACAATGTAATAGTAATGTTGTAGACAATGAGAGAGTTATTTCCTGTATGGGATATGTATATGTATATGGTCACTATCACTAGGAGGCTCTCGCCCCCTAATAACTAAAACCTATCTCCTGGTCTAGGAGCAGTCCACTGTAATTCCTTGGTCAGCTTGGTAGCTGCGAAGTTCAGTACCATCACTCCTTGGCGTGGACTGTTGTACCACACACAACCACAGCTTGGGACTTTACTCCCTTTAGCTCTGCAGGTTGTCTGATACTGCATTATCCTCTTCAGTAAGTCAGAGCGTTGCTCTCTTACTTTGTCGGAGAACTTCCAACCTTTAGATACGTGGCTGTTCTTTGTAGTCCCTGGGTAATTCCATGTTATGTTTATAGTCATACGCATGATTCGGATAGTTTAATGTCCTTTAGTTAGAACCGATAGGACAATTGTTGTAGTTAATGAGAGAGTTCTTTTATATCCTGCAGTAGCTGTGTATATCGTCACTATCACTAGAGGGCGTGAGCCCCCTGTGTGATACTAGAATGGTAAGTCATCGTTAATCATTTGGTAGAGAGTCTCAATCTCCACCTCTCTAGCGATGATGTTGTCGCCAAGCTGCTTCTGCTTCTGTTGAAGCTCAGCAATCTGACGAGAGACACGAGCGTGTCTAATCACATCTTGTACGTCATTGTACAATTGGATTGTCATCACCGCAGTGATGGTTGTGAACCCTTTGTGGTTGCTAGACTCAAGTCTAAAGCAATCATTGTTGTTCAATGCAGAAGCCACACGTACTGTGAAGTCTGCAGTCTTGATGCGCAATACAATCTTGCACAATCCTAAGTCCAGGTTTTGAAATCCGTACATAATCGGTCAGCCATAACACCCATAGGTGCGTGGACGCTGATTCCCACTAGTTGTAGGCAAGTAGAGAGTTGTTTTCTCCGCCCGTCATTTTATGTGCATATCATCACTATCACTAAGCAAGGTCTCCCCTGCTCAGCAATTCATTACTCATTCATTCTGTTCTTGAACTCCTTCATCCCTCTCTTCACTGACTCTTTAGACAAGGCACTGTGAGGTAGCTGTCCTTCAGCTGACCAGTCTTCTGGGTACAATGCACAGTGGTCAAGGTAAGCTGACTCCTTCTTGAGGAAGTACATCAGTTCATCTTGTGGAATGTCCTCCACTGCTAATGACCCACCATCGTAGACTAACGTGCCATCGATGTCAATCCATCCATTTCTTAACTTAATGTTAAGCTTGTTTGCACTGCTGTCAATCAACAAATACAATGCATACACAGCACACACTGCAAGTATTCCGAACATAACTATTGTAGGCGTATTCATAATCATTGCCGACACTAAGGTAGTGGCATCTCCATTTAGTTGAAGGCAATTAGAGTGTTTCTCAAGTTAAGGGGGGGCTTCAAAAGTTTCTTAGTGGTAGGGGGCTTTTAACATATAACGTCCACACCCACAAAAACATAAAAAATTTTTAGTTATCTTTGGTTAAATAATTTAAAAAAAATTCATAATGGGTAAAAGAAAAGTAGTAAAAACGGTAGACGCTAGCGGTAATAAGAAGAAGGTTGTTACTAGAAGAAGCGGGACAGTTGTAACCAAAACTGAGAGAGATGGTGGTTCTTTAGGTGTTAGAAAGGCTAAACGTGTCACTAAAGCTGATGGTTCTTCTAAGACTAAGTCTACAATCAAAAAGTCTAATGGCTCTAAGATAAAATCAAAGACAGCTTATAGTGCTGATGGTTCTTCTATAAAGAGAAAAAGCACTTTTAAGGACGGTTATGGTACTAAGACTAAGAACAGTTCTTCTAGTAAATCTGATGGTTCTTCAAAATCCAAGTACACGACTAATTCTAAAACTCCTGGTAAGACTTACGTACAAAAAAGTAAAACCACTTCTGGCGGTAAAACTACAGAGAAGTATAAAAGCACTAGATTAGGTGAAAATAAAACTAAGAACAAATATTCAAAGGGTGGTTTAGTCCAACATAATTAATGATATATTAAAAAAAATTTTATATATTTACGGCAGTTCGTTTTTGGTTAACGGATTATCTGTTCATAATAAGTAGGGGGTGATATTGTCACCCTTTATTTTTTTCTTATATTTGATGTATGACAGAACATATAAAAACCAAATTCGGAGTAATTAGACAAAAGAAAGACGGAACATACAATGGTTACGTTAATCATGGAAGCAATTACTTTAAGATAGATGAAGAGGACGTGTTTATTGATTATGTTGACTTAGGTTATATAGTACAGCACAACGAGTATATAATGCAGGGAGGAAGCAGCATTAAGTACACTTACACGTGGAAAGATAAGGACGGAATGATTAACGAAGAACCAGTAGTAAGTATAGTGCCTCCCACAATGGTAATGAGGACTAACTTAATTAAACTAGGAGCTTAATGTATTTAGTTAATCTAGATAAGACTGGCAAGGTCATAATGGACGACAGCGTAAATGCTGTAGAAGAGTTCAGAGAAGTAATATCAACGAAAGGTTTAGGGATGAAGGGAATGTTGTATGTATCGCTATTCTGCGACTACGACAGTATATACCGTCATTTTACAGACACTGAACGAGCTCGTATGATAGGTAGTGTTATCTTTAACAACTACGACTGGAAGGGTTCAAAAAATCCGAAAATCGCTAACGCGATACTGATGTATAAGAAATTACAGTTTGACCCTCTTGACGCTCAGCTTCTCGCTTTCAATGAGAAGATAAACGAGTACACGGACCTAATGAAGAAGGTTACGATAGAGGAAGACAATGCGTTGGACTGGCAGAAGATAATGATTGGTATAGATAAGATACTATCTACAAGACAGAAGTTGTTGGATGCTATCGAGCGTAGAGGTGCTCGTACTAAGATTTCAGGGGATGGTGAGTTAAACTATCTAGAAAAGAAACAATCAGTATTAGATAAGAATGGGTAACATTAAGAAATACGCTCCTATTATACATCAGGGTATTCCTGATTTCAATCCAGAAAGCGTTTCATATAGAGAATTTTGGGATGAGCAAATAGAGAGATGCAAGCACGGGTATAAGCCTCCAGGGATGGATTTCATTACTGGTAAACATTATTATTATCTAAACTTCTATAAAATTTTAGGTAATTCTGGTGAGAAGGGTGGTCGTAAATCTCTTATCGCTCCTTGGTATAGAGACATGGATAAGGAATACTTTGACTTGTTCGATACGTGCAAGGAAGAAGAGAAAGGAATGATTGTTATTAAGGCTAGGGATAAAGGGTTCTCTTATATGAATTCTGGTATCCTAGCTCAGGAGTATACATTTTACCCACACAATGAAGTAGGTATTGCAGCTGGTTTACAAGTTACAGCCGATTCATTTTTCCAAAAAGTTAAGAAAGGTTTATATAATCAAGAGAATATCTTTAGGCATTCTATTTTAAAAGATGCTGATGAGGTAGTTCGTTCTGGTTATAAAAGAAAAAATATCGAAGGTAAGTGGGAGATTGGTGGTTTCCAGTCTGTTATACATTGCCGTACAATGAGTAATCCTGAAGTATTTAAAGGAGAGCGTTTATCTGTTATGGTATTTGAGGAAGCTGGGGAATTTAAAGAGTTACTTAACGCTTATATGTCATCGAAAGCATGCTTCATGGATGGGAACGAACAATTTGGTGTTCCTATTATTGGTGGTACGGGTGGTGATATAGAAACCTCTTCTAAGGATTTCATGGATATGTATTATAATGCTGATGCGTTTAATCTTATCCCTATGTTTATTCCTGCTACAAAATGTTACCATGGGTTCTTTGATACTAAGACTGGAATCTCTCAGGAAGCAGAAGCAAAGGAAAAGCTTATGGCAGAGAGAGACCAACTGAAGAAGTCAGACAATCAAAAGGGTTTCAATCTTCATATACAAAACTATCCACTAACCGTAGAGGAGGCATTCTTACAGACTAAGTCTTCTATGTTTAACGTAGCTAAGATTAACGACCAAAGGAGCGCTATACTTTCCAGTAATACGCTAACTAATCAAGTACAAAAAGGTTACTTAGAATGGGAGGGTGAAGAAATGAGTGTTAGATGGATACCAGATGGTGCTGGACCTTATAGAATACTTGCTCACCCAAAGACAGAATACAAAGGCTTAGACATTGGAGGTATTGATTCTTATGACCAAGACCAGGCATCTACAGATTCTTTAGGTTCTGCTGTTATATATAGGAGATTTTACAGTACTGAGATGGCTAGTAACTACGTTGTAGCCGAGTACACAGAAAGACCAAGGACAGCAGAGGAGTTTTGGGATGGGTGTCTTAAACTGGCTGTTTACTATAACTCAGAAATGTTAATAGAATTTACCAAAATAGGTATTATTGACTACTTCAAGAGAATGGGAGGTTTAAAGTTCTTAAAAGAAAGACCTACGGCAGCTCACTCTCCAAAGACTGTAAATAGAAATAGGTACGGTATCCAGATGAACAAGCACACCAAAGCTGTGATGGAGCAATACCTACAGAAATACGTAGAAGAAAACTGTGACGACATATATTTCATTGACTTATTAGACGAATTAGCGAACTATAGAGTACGAAATACGGATAGGGTTATTGCGTTTGGACTGTGTCTTATACATGACATTGACATTTACGAAAAAAGTGTTAAATTTGGGGAGTCAGAACAAAAAAACTTAGGATTCGTATACTACCGTAGAGAAAATGGTAGGCTAGTACCGTATAAAGAATAAAAAAACTATGGGTTTAAAAAAATACTCTTTTCCAAGACAGTCTATATCCGACAGCGAAAAAGATTTAGAATGGTGTAAAGAAAACTTAAAAGCTATTACTAAGTATGTTGGTAGTAATAGTAGTGGTCCTGAATCTAAACTTTCGGGTAGAGAAAAAGATATAGCTAATTATAATCTCTATAATGGTCATTTAAATGCTGCTGATTATGAATACATAACAGACCAGTACGGAATACCTTATCCTGCGCAATTAGCAAACTTCCCTTTAATATCTACTAAGATTGACTTATTAGTTAATGAAGATGGAGAAAGACCTTTAGATAAGAAAGTTAAATCAATAAATAAAAAAGCTGCTATAAGAAAAGAGAACTTTAAGGTCTCTATGGTGGTAAATAAACTATTGAAAGAAGTAAAGCACGAGTTCAAAGAGAAGTTTGGAGTCGAAGCTGAAACTGAAAACGATAAATTCCCTATACCAGACGACATAGATGAATATATGCGTTATGAGTATAAGGAGCTTATAGAAGAGGTTTGTCAGGACGGGTTAGATTACCTTATTGATAGATACAGACTTAAAGATACGTTCAGAGATGGACTGAGAGACTTCTTAGTTACAGGTAAGGTATTCTACAAGGTGTATATCAAAAACGGAGACCCGTTTACAAGAAGAGTAGACCCTAGAACCCTTATCTGGGACAAGACAGTACAAAGCGATTACTTAGAGGACGCTCAATGGGCAGCCGAAGAAAGATGGCTTACTGTTAATGAAGTTATAGATGAGTATAGAGATGATTTAGAACCTAAAGATATACAGAAGTTAGAAGAGCTTGGTGCTATTAATAGTAACGAGGGATTGTCTAATTTCAATAGTGAGTTTGATTGGGTGGACTACTCAGAGAACAAAGGCGTAAGATTACGTATTGTTACTGCTGAATGGAAGTCTATTAAAGAACTTAAATACAAAGTTTCAGAAAACAAACACGACCCTAAGACTCCATTTAAAAAAATCGTAAAGACCGACTATAAATCTCGTAAAAACGAGAAAATGGAAAGTATTTTCGTAGACGATGTATGGGAAGCTACAGAGATAGCTGGTCAAGTATGGGTTCAATGTAGAAGACGACCTAATCAGGTTCGTTCAGTGGATGATGCAGGTAGTACACCTCTTTCTTATGCTGGATGTATACATAACCACACAACTGGTAATAGTAAGTCATTAGTTGATTTATTACGCCATACACAAATGCTCTATAACATTGTACATTACCATATAGAACTTACATTGGCTAGAGCTGGTGGTAAAGCTGTTATATATGACGTTGCACAATTACCTACTAATATTGGTATGGATATGCAGACTGTAATGTATCACTTGAAGACTGATGGGGTAATACCTATCAATAGTATGCAAGAAGGTGGAGATGCTACTAAGTTTAATCAATTCCAACAGGTAGATTTTACTTTATCTAGCTCAGTACAGCAATTAATAAACCTTAAGCTTATGCTTGAGCAAACTGCAGGACAAATATCTGGAGTATCACCTCAAAGAGAGGGTGCTATATCTCAGTATGAGTATGTTGGTAATGTTCAGCGTTCTGTAGTACAATCTTCTTTATCTACAAAGGGTTGGTTTCACCAGCACAATGAAGTGAAGAAAATGGTATTCGAAAGACTTTGTAATCTTATGAAGATAAGTTGGTCTGAAGGAAAGAAGGCAGGTTACGTATTAGGAGATGGTGGATTTAAGTTCTTAAATGTATTACCTGATATTGCATTAAATGACTATGGTATATTTATAGGAGATTCTGGTAAAGATGATGCTATGAGAAAAATGGTTCAAGAGATGTCTGCACAAGCACTACAGAGTGGTAATTTATCTTTATTAGATGCTATTAAAGTTCTTAAGACTGAAAGTCTATCTGAAGCTGAAGTTGTTTTAGAAAGAGGATTAGACGGAATGAAGGAAATGCAAGAACAAATGCAACAACAACAAGCACAGCAACAACAGATGATGCAAGAACAAGAAGCTCAGAAATCAAAAATTGAAGCTCAACAGAAAGAAGCAGAGTTGTTAAATAAAATACAAATCGCTCAAATAGGTGCTGACTCTAGGATTGAGGTTGCGGAAATTCAAACTGAACAAAAACAATCTTCTGATTTACTAAAAGAAGAAAATAAAGTTCGATTAGAAGCTGCAAAAGCAGACTTACAAGACCAAATGAATGATAACGAGTCACATAGAAATATTAACCAACCAAATGCAAAGAAATAATTTAATATCTTTGTAGAAACTAAAAAGCAAGGCATGGCAGGCGCAAACAACATTATAGAGCAATTAGAAGCTGAAAGTAAGGACAGTAGTTTTGATGCAACAGCATTCATTTCATCTGACACAGCTAAAGAGGTAGACAAGATTGAAGAATCCCCTACCCCCTTGATAGCTAAGGAAGTAGAAGTAGAAACAGTCGAAGATACTCCTATAGATACGACAACCGATAAGGTTGTTGCAGAAGAGGATGATTCAGACTCATTCAGTTGGGGAGAAATCGAGGTCGAAGCAAAGGTAGAAGAACCTGTAGTGGAAATCGAAGAAGAGAAAACTGACGAAGATTGGGATTCTGCAGAAAAACCTAAAGAGAGTTTTGACTGGAATGAGGTCGGAGAAGAACTAGGAGTTCATGCGAAAACTAGAGAAGAGTTCGTTTCCCAAGTTAAGGATATGATGGCTAACCCTGTAAAGGACAATGACGCTATAAATAACTTACAAGAGTTCTTAAAAAATGATGACGCAGCATTAGTTAAAGCTGATTTAGAAGCAGCTAACTATGATGAGGAGTATATTACAGATACTGTATCAAGATTACAGGATTCTGGATTATTAAAAAGAGAAGCAACCCAAATAAGACAACAGCTTCAAAAATACATTCGCTCAGAAAGAGACAAGCTTAAAAATGCTAAGGTTTCATCTGAACAAGAAGAACGAGCAGGACAAGAACAAGCTAGAAAAGACTTACAAGGCCATATTAAGGGTAAGAAAGAGTTTTTTGGTGGAAAGGTGTCCAATGCTGATAAAAAAGAATTATACGGTTATATAACAAAAGGAGATTTTTCTAAAGAGATATTCGAGACTCACGCCAATGTTGCTGAGGCTGCTTTTCTTTGGAAGAACAAGAACAAGATTTTCAAGATGATGAAAACGCGAGGCGTTGAACAAGGGAAATCTTCTATTCTTGACAATATTACAGCTCCAAGTAAAACAACACGAAGCAGTAATTCATTCGAGACAAAGTCTGAGGGATTCGATGCTAAGGCGTTTTTAGGTTAAAATCTATAATAGGTTAGTTAAAAAATAATTAAATTTTAAAAAAAACAAAATGAAGGTTTATAATGCAAAATATGACCCAGCATATAACACAGCGGATAACTCCCTTGTAAATAATATGCTAAAGTACCCTGAGATTGCGAAGAAAATCATTGAATTGTATCCTCGCTACTCTATGACGTACTTACTAGAACGCCTAGGATTTGGTGCTTCTGAAAAAGTAATTGGTGGAAACTCTTTCGAGTGGAAAATCATGCAACGTTACAAGTCTCCTGCGAAATTAGACGTAGGTGAAGCTGGTAACTATGCAGCTGGTTCTGATTACACAATCAAAATTTCAAGTGAGGCTGGTGAAGACGAGTATTGTATGCTTGCTGTAAATGATGTAGTTCGCTTTAAATCAGGTGCTACTGCTTTAGTTACTTCTATAGGTACAATCGCTACTGGTGAAGATGGATTTACTTCGGTTGTTGTAAAAGCAATTGATGCTGATGAATCTGATAAAGTTGCAGGTGATGTAGTTGCCGTAATTGGTTCTGCTTTTGGACAAGGTTCATTAGGTGATGAAGTTGGTGAAGGTTATGCTTACCCAGAAACTCACAGAAACCACTTAACTCTTTCTCGTAGAAAGTGTAAAATTAATGGTATTGACTTACACGATGTAACGTGGGTTGAACACAACGGAAGTCGTCTTTGGTACTTTACTAAAGAACAACAAATGACTGACCAATTCATGTACGAACTTGAATTGAACAGATGGTTTGGTAAATCTTCTATGGATACTGGTATGGCTCATCCTGGTGATGCTGGTGACCCGACTAATGCTGGTCTTCCAATTATGGGTGACGGGATTTTAGCTCAGATTGCTGCTGCTAATCAATTCACGACTGCTGGTCTTGGAATTACTGAAGGCGAATTATTGAAATTTATCGGTACTTTATCTTTAAGTTCTTTAAAAGCAACTGGTAACGAATACGTAGTATTTACAGGAATGCAAGGAATGATTCAATTCCAACAAGCTATGACTGCTCACTTGGCAACAATGGGTTCTGCTGCAAGCTTAATTGCATCTAAGTCTGGTGAAGGTGTAGCTGTAGGAACTAACTTTACTTCTTACTCTGCTTTAGGTAACAACATCAAGTTGGTACACAACCCTTGTTTTGATGACCCGAATGTAGCTAACATGGAATCAGGTATTTCTGCTACTGGATTTAACACTTCTCAATTATCAGGTTTAATGGTAGTTATGGATATGAGTGTTCAAGACGGTGTAGCTAACGTAGAGCTTATCTCTAAAGGTGCTGAAGGATACAACAGAAACTATGTTAAGAAATATGTTGCTGGTATGATTAACCCGAACGACCCGTCTTCAATGATGGCTGCTAACGGTAATGATACTTTCGAATGTCATATCTTATCTGAGTCTGGAGTTATTATTCGTAACCCACAATCTTGCGGTGTAATTATGCCTGCTGGATTAACAATCTAATTAATTAAATTAAAAACTTTTAAATACAAATAAAATGGCTGAAGAAAAATACCTTAAGCAATACGAAAAATCCGCAACTGGTAATTATTTACTACGTTCACGCGGTATTCTAGCAAATATCATCACTCAAGGTGATGTTGATACAGTCCTAACTCAGGAAGACTCTGGTTCTGCTGTACTAGTTACTGTAACTATAGCTACAAATGTAGCAGTTACTTTACCTGCAGCTAAAGCTGGATTAGAATTCAAATTTGTTAACTGTGTGTCTAATGCAGCAGCTGGAGATTTAGTTATCTCTGCAGCAGTAGCAGGTACTATCGTAGCGTTATCTGCTGGTGATGCAGACGCTGATGGTGCAACAGACTTAGCAGCAGACTCTGTAACTATCGAAGCAGCATCTGTTGGTGGAGAAGTTATCGACTTTATCTGTGATGGAGTTAAATGGTTCGCATCGGTTAAGCAAAGTGCTCTCGGTTCTGTAACATTTGCATAATAATTAGAGATAATTATAAAAATATTCACCCCTTCTTCGGAGGGGGTGTTTTTTAACTTAACAATAAATAAAAGCAAGATGGAGATTACTAAAAACCTTATTCATTACACGCACAACAAGTACAAAAAAATTACCAACTTCAATTTTGGTAGTGCGTACAAAGACAAGACAGGAAGATTACACGAATTAAAAGACATTAATGGGCTTGAGCAACAATTTGTTACAAGTAGAGCGTCTTTTATTCTTAATACTTCTTTGGAAGGGGATATTTTAACAGATAATTGGTTAAAGACTCACCCGTCTATAGAATCAGCTTGGACTCGTATTGATATACAAGAAAAAGAAAAGCAAGATACTGCAGATACTTTAGATTCTGCTCAAGCAATTATCGAAGCTGCTAAAATGAACGTAGAAGATGTTATAACTTTTGCTAAACTAAGCAAGATGAACATTAAATCTAATACAGACGTACTAAGAGCTAAGGTTATTAAGATTGCTCAAAACAGTCCTGAGAAGTTTATGGAAACTCATTTTGACCCAGAAAAAGATTATAGAGTATTTATTCTAGACGCTTTAAAGTCAAAAAATCTTACTTATAAAAACAGTACTTTTATGTACGGAAAACAAGCTATTGGTACTAACGAAGAACAGGTGATTGTTTGGCTTAAAGATAACAAAGACATCTTTGCTTTAATCAAGCACGAACTTAGAGGAGAAGAACCAAAAGCTAAAGTAAAAACTAAAGTAAAAGCTTAATAAATGGCAGTAGCTATAAGTAGTGATGCGATAGGTAATATATACCCAAGGATAAGACAAATTGTAGATAGGGAAGATACAGCGTATTTCTCTGACTCTCAATTACTTATGTTTACGGAGATGGCTACCGATGAGTTCTTGCAACAATACTATACCATCTTTGAATCTAGCCAAGATGCTAGAGACAAGCTGGAAGGATTGGTTGTAACTCAGTCCGTGTCTCTTGCTTCACCATTTTCAATAGCGTTAAGTGGTTTAAGTAGCACTTATTATAGATTACTTTCTGCTAGGTTAACAATTACACCCAACACTTCTGTAAAGATTATACAACTTGCTGATTACTCTGCATATATAAACGACCCTTTCAATAAGGCTGATGCACATAATCCTGTTATATATGAAGAGGGTGGTAACCTTAAAGTTTTAGGAATAATGAATACAACCTCAATAGATTTAACTTATTTATCTTACACCACAGTTTGGTCTGATTTAAGTAATCATTCCTATGAGGAAATAGCACAGATTGCTGCAAGAAAAGTTTTACAATCCCTAGGCGACCCTAGATACCAGCTTATGCAAGCTGAGATTCTAGAAAGGCAAACAGCTCTAGGGGGCGGAAAACGTGGTAATTAGAAGGCGCTTTATGCTCCCTTGCTTTGAGAGGGCGGTTGTGGTGTTAACTACACCGCCCTTTCTTTATTTAAAAAAACAAATATGGCAACATTAAACGAAATAGCGTACAACATAAAAAACATCGTAGAAGGTGGTGTAGCTTCAGATGACTCTAATTTATCTATGAGACAGATAAAGTATATGATTCATGCAAAGAGAGCTGAAATACTTTTAAAGTACACGGATAATGGAAGGAAAACTTCTGAAGCCATGTATCAGATAGACGTAATCACTCCAAACGTGGAAGGGACTACTTATAAGCCTTTTGTAGGCTTTAACAATAACAGAGCGATACGAAGTATCGTCTACAAGGATTCAGACTCTGTAGACGCTGATATGGAGTTATTGGCTATAGTGCAAGACCATGATAGGGTTTTCATTCAAGAGTCGAGGTTTATGCGTAATGTTACTAAGAAGCATGCGTCACTCACCCCAGATAAAGTTTTTGTATTTGAAGGGGACTCTACAGTGTCTGGAGGTGTTTTAGAATTTAAAGCTATATTCTCAGACCCAACTACTGTAAGTTCTTACGTAAGCGATGACGATACTCAGTATCCGTTCCCTACAGAGTTATTGAGTATTTTAACTCAAGACATTATAGGTAAAGAAGTAGTAATGCTTTATAATCTTTCAGCAAACACTCCAAACAATCAAACGGATGAAAAAACCAAGTCTAAAAAAGTACAAAGATAAGTATGTTAGTCTTAGGGATATATATAGAACCATTAGGAAGGGGTTAATATTTAACAATAGGCAGATGTCTTATTCTGTTTACTTCAATATAATGGTTGCCTTTCTTCAGGAACTGATAAGGGAAGTCGCTCTAGAAAAAGAACAAGTAGAGCTACCTCACAAGATGGGTAAGATGTATATCAAGAAAGAGCTACATAAAAGACCGTTTCATGTGCAGATAGATGTAAATGAGTATGAGCGAACGGGGGAAATAATTAGATACAAAGTGCCTATACTAGACGATTATTACAATAAGTTAGTTTGGGAGAGAGCATCAAAGTATAAGCGATATAAAATATTACCTTTAAAAAGGTTTAAGGAAATAATTAATACTGTAAAAGAATACTAGTATGCAACCAAGAATTAGTGTAAAACAAGTAGTAGCGGCAGTTATTAGAAATCTAGGTGTGCAAGATGCAGCTAGAGAATTTAGTACTTTTGTTGAATGGGCATTTGAAGCGGAAAAGAAGATAGGAACATTTAAAACGTTCGTAACTAAAGAAGCTACAATATCTATATCAAACAAGCAAGCTGCTTTACCAGAAGACTTAATAGAAGTCATAGATGTAAAAAACGCTAACGATGTATATTACGAACCACAGACTAAGTCTTTTAAGACTTCAAACACGCAGAACTTAAGTTATAAGTATTACCTAACAAGTGGGTTTATACAATTCTCAAGCGTTGCTGATTCATCTATACAGATTAGTTATATAGCTTTAGATACTGACTCAGATGGATACCCTACTATGGAAGCTAACCATGAAGATGCTGTATCTCATTATATAATGTACAAATACAAGGCGAGAGATTACTACAATCAAAAACTGCCTAGATATATTTATATGGACATGAAGCAAGAATGGAGTAGATTGTGCGCTCAAGCTAGAGGTAATGATAACATGCCTAACAGGAATCAGATGAGAAATATATCCAAGATTTGGAATAGTTTAATTCCTGTAAATGCTAACCACTCTAACTAAGACTAACAATGGCTAAAACGGTAAGACAACAACTCTCAGATTTAGTTGCTGGTAAAAAACCTAACTTATTTTATAAGGGTTTAAATACAGACACTGACGAACACATCATAAACAATAGCCAATATTCGTCAGCGATGAATGTTAGATTGAATGCTAAAGATGGAGATTTAGGTACTATACAGAACTTACAATCTAACCATGTGGCGGGTAATATTGGACTTGTTGGATATAAATTTTCTCATACAGAGACAGCAGATAAGCTTTGGGTTTTCGGAAGCGGAACTCCTTTAAACCAAACACTTTTCAAGATAACATTTAAATTTGGGACTACTGGTGGATTTCACTCATTTAACGGAAGTGATGGTTACGATGTAGACACAACTTCTGGTACATTTAGTCAGGGGTCGTTTCAGTATGATACAAGTTACTATTCTAATCAAGACTTATTGCTACATTGTTTTGAGGTTATGCGTAATGATTCAGCTTTTACAGATGTAATGTCTGTTTCTTTGCATCCAGCCTCAACGAAGTATGGTCCAGTAAGCTTAATATTTATACCTGTAGACCAATCTTTAACCCCAAACTCTGTAGGTATCACTACCTACTTATCAACCACTTTAGCTTTAGGGCTTGATGGCGGGACTGCAACCAGTATATCTACTTCAATTGACACGTGGAATGCTTACTATTATTCACAAACAGTCCCTCTACTATTACAACCAGTTTCATTAACATCTTTCAGTTCTTATATTGCTGCGGTATGTTATATTAGCGAGTACGTTCAAGCTGTTGTTAAAATATTTGTAACAGAGACGGGTGAAATATCTTCTGTATCTCCTGTTGTTTTTGCTGACTTCTCTATATCAAACAACTATCAAGCTATTAAGGTAGAGAAAATAGAGGAGAACCAGAACTACAATAGAATATACTGGACTAATGGTATACACCCTATTAAGACTGTAAACTTAAATTCTAACAGTACTTTTTATAACAATTTCGATAGTCCTGACGACTTTAATTTATTTTCAAACTCCCCATTAAACCCACCAGAGATAGTTTCAGTTACAGATAGTGGAGCTGTAAAGTGTGGTAGTTGGTCTTATTGCTATAGGCTTATAACTTCAGATGGTAAATATTCTGTAGTATCTCCTATAACAAACCCGCTACCTCTACTATTGTCTTCTAAATCAAGTTCTTACGAATCTGCTATAGGAGGGAATGTATCGGAAAACTCAGGTAAGTCAATATTTCTACGTGCTAATGATATAGATACTGTATACTCTAGAATACAATTAATAGGTATACAATACTTAGATAATCATGGGGGTGCTGCATTCTTTTTATTAAAAGATGAAAAGATAGATTCTTCCACCGTAAATCTAACGCATACTGGAAATGAAATAACCACACCTATAACTGCAGCAGAAATATTATCTAAAAGTAATACGTGGGATATAGCTCAAGATATAACTGTAAAGGACAATAGGTTATTAGCTGCTAACTTACAAAACACATCATCATCATTAATAGAGGATAATAACACCTTCAGAGTAAAGTCTTGGAAGCATACGGCTGCAGCTGCAGATTTTGATACAGCGCCTGGTTCTGGGGCGTACCAATCACATACTGAATTAAACAACCCTGAGATATACGAAGAAGACCTTTATAAGTTAGTTGCGACTGATACCAATGACCACAGGTACGCTTACGCAGGAACTGGAAATACTGAAAAAATGTTATTCGGGGCTAGTACTGAAGGATACGAAGTTTCAGATTCAAATGGAGTATATGTAACATTTAAACTTAAAAAGTTTACTTTAGACAAAGCAGACTATTGGAGCAAAATAGCTACTGACGACCCAGAGTACCCTCAGAACAGTAATGATGATGGTTATTGTGAGCCACCATTCTATGGTCCTTTATCTAAAAGCGGGGAAGATGGATATTTTGATAACTACAAGAACCCAGTATTTGCTCAAAAGCATGTAGGTTATATGCGTGATGAGATATATCGTTTTGGTATACAGTTATTTGATAAAGAAGGAAACCAAACATACACATACCCTGTAGGTGATGTTAGATTCCCGCCAATAGAATCTGACTATAGGGTATTAGGAACTACCCCTGGTGATTACACGCCTATTGCAGGTGGTGAAGTAAACCCTCTTAAATATGTTTTATGTGATAATAATGGTGATGGGTACATACTTTACCCAGAGTTTAGGGTTAAGTTATCAAATGCCGTTGTTAAAAACATTTCTGGCTTTAATATAGTTAGGGCTGTAAGAAACGATACAGACAAAAGAGTTATAACCACTGGTTTGTTAAATAACACTCTTAGTTATAAAAACGCTACAGGTAATGGTCATTTTAAAAACAGGCTAGGGTTAGATAAGCAGAATTTATTTACACAAGTAACTGGTTCTGCTGCGTTCGGAGATTCGGAACAGAGCTCTTTGGTGACTTTAGATTCTCCAGATGCAATGTTTGGAGTCTTTAACTATACAAGTAATCAGTCTCATCAAATAAAGATAGCATCTAAGTTATTAAATAAGAGCTACTTAAATACAGACAAGCCTACAGGTTCTACAGACAATCACTTACACATGGATAACAGTGGTGATGAAGTTACTTGGATGAGGGATAATAATACTAATAGTATTTTTTATGCTGCTCCATTTGCTTCTGACTATACAGTACCACCTAACAATCTTCATTTAGAGCAACTATCAATGTTTTCTAAATATTATTCAGCAGATGTTGAAGACCATGCTCTTACATTGTCAGGTAACTCATCTTACTATATAAAAAACATTCATTACGGTCAGCTTGTGGGTGCTGGAGAAATTGTACCTAGCTCACTTACCACAGAAACTAAAGATTTTGTTAATGCTGCTTGGATATATTCTTCTTCAGACTCTGACCAAACCCTAGATAGTCATGATTTAAATGCAATATCTTTAAGCTCTTCTCTTATATATAGAGAGAGTGGTAAGACTCAGCATGGTAATGCGACTATTCTAATTGCTATGGATAGTAATGAGGTTTTTGATATGGACCATGCTAACCTAGACATAGCCTCTTCGGCTATACGGGTTGAGGGTGGTAGTTATGCTGCAGCCAAAGGGTACGCAAAAATAATCAACCCAATAACAGTTGCTTCTGGGCAGTACGGAGGTAGTACTGTTACTAACTTTGAAAATACAAGATGGATAAGCACTGGAGCGTCCGTTCACGGAAGTGAGCTTAGTTCAGAAAGTGAAATGATAGTCCCTGTATTTGGTGGAGATACTTACGTTAATATGTTCTCTTTAAATAAGTTCCATAAAAACAGCTACGGAGAAAATACCACTTATAGAATAACTCAAGGAGTTGTATTCCCTGTAGAGTCAAGTATAAATATAGACCTAAGAGAGGGTGGTTATTTCGGGAAAGATAGACCCAACCTAAACAAGGAAGATGACTATACCTACAATAAGTCTTACTCTGCTTCAAATAATTTAAAAAGTTTTCCATCTAAAGATTCTGATATAGATTTAGTAACGGATTTCAAAAACATGGTAGCTGTTTCTAATGTTAAGGTAGCTGGCCAGACACAAGATGCATTCTCTAGATTTGATGCAAATGAAATATTTGAAGTTAACGCTAATTATGGCGCTATAAACAACTTAGCTCTATTTAGAAATAACGTATACGCTATACAGGAAAATGCAACATCTATATTATCAATAAATACTAGAGCTTTAATTAATTCTAAAGATGGTTCGGCTATATCAATACAAAGTGCTTTAGGTACTGGAAGTGTTATAGAGCGTAATGACTACATAAGCACAAAGTACGGTAGTCAAAATAGAATAAACTCAACTTCTACAGACTTAGGTTTGTATTGGTATGATGGAAATAATAACACAATTTGTGAGGTTGATGTAAAGTCACCACAGCAAGTTGCTGATATATCATCAATCAAAGGATGCTCTTCTTTGTTGAGTTCTATTGAGAATGTAAAAATATATGACAACCCTCTAAATGTAAGTACATCGACTGGTAGTGAGGGAGGTATAAACATTGCCTACAACCCTATATATAACGAGTTACTGTTTAGTATTAGTCATTACTCTTCTGGTATGGTTTATAAAACAATAGCCTATGATGAAGCTTTAGGAGTTTTCACTTCAGAAAGAAGCTACAGCACGTTCATTAGTACGTACCATAAAGGTATTCTTTATACTGTAGGTACAGACAACGGAACTAACGTAACATCTAATCACGTCAATAGAAAAACAATATACTCACACGACACCCTATCAGCGACATACAACACCTTTTATGGTATAGCTGGTGATAATCCTTTTGTGGAATTCACGAACAACGAAGAGACTGTAAGTCTAAAGGTTTACGATAAATTAGTTGTGAATAATAATGGAACGTCTGATTCTCGTATTTTTAGTACATTTGCTTACAGTACGAATAACGATGCACTGTCCAGTTTAGATTTGTCGGTAACTGAGATAGATAGAATGGGTGTTGGAAAACACATAATTCCTATACATAAAGATACGGGAAGATTTAAAGGTAACTACTTAAAGGTGAAAATGACTCAATCAGAAAATCCAACCACTCAAGGATTTAATTTATTTTCAGTTGTTAGTCATTATAGAAAAAACATTATATAATGAGAAAATTAGACATAGGAAAACAAGCTAAAGAAAGAACTAAGTACGAGATACTAGCGGAAAGAGAGGCTGATAGATTAAGTCAATACGACCCAGAAGGTACGTCTTATCATAAGGTGAAATATACTGGAGAGACTTTTCAAAGAATGTTCCCTCAACTGTCTGAGAAATACGGGTTTACGGGAAGAGGTAAAGAGTTACTTATTCCTTACAATGCCGAGAGCCCAGGTACGCAACTAGAACCTATAGGTCTTTCTAGTATTCCAATAGAGAATATAGCCCAAGAATTAAGAGGGGAAAGAAAGGTAGAGCACGTAAAGAAGATAGAAAAACCAATAACTAAAGAGGTTAATAAACCTAATAGACTTCAAATAATTGCCGCAGTAAACCCTGAAAGCGTAGATGAATCTATGTATGATGGTAATAGGTTTACGAATGTAGGCTTCATGGAGTACGACCCTGTCACAAACGAAAGAAGGTCTTTAAAACCAACCCCTGGTTCAGATACTTTTGCTAATCAATTAGGTACATGGCAAGATGACTTTAAGAGTCCTCACGCTCAGCCTGTTGTTGATTTTACGTCTTCAGACGGGCAAAGGATACATGGTGGTATTGATTCATTGATGGAGGTTTATGGAGACACACCTAGATTATCCACTATACACGAACAAAATAAAATGAAAAAAACTAACACCCCAATCTCTTATAGTAATGGAGGTGAAGTAAAGAAATACCAAACAGGTGGTGAAATAGTGAACCCATACTCTTGGAGTAATCCAGGCGAATCGTCTATGCCTAACTTGACTCAACCTAACCAAACTACTATCGACCCACTTCAGGCTGATACGGTTTTAAGTAGTGCTCCATCTCCAGCCCCACCTACTGACCCTGGTGGCGGGAATCAGATGGGTAGTTTTACTAACTACTTAGATACAGGAATGGAGGTTTATGGAAGTATAGCGTCAGGAATTCAAGGGACTAAAGATTTCTATAAAGGCTCAGACGATAGTATTGATTACGATGTAAAGCAAGCGACTAAAGATTTTAAAGACGCTAGAGGAGCTAAGGCTGAAGGGATAGGTAACGCTGTAGGTACAGCTGTTGGTTCTGCCTTTCTTGGTCCTGTAGCAGGTAAGGCGATAGGTAAGGCTGCTGGGTTTTTAGCTGACGAAGGAAGTAAGCTTTTTGGTGTAGGTAAAAAAGCTGAAGCTCACATGGATGAAGAGTTAGGCGAAAGCATGGATTACAATCAAAATGAAGAAAGAGCTGCAGTTCAAGCTCAAAATGCAGAAAAACGACAAAGTAATGTTTCTAATTACTTAAAAGAACTCTCTAGCCCTCAAGGTTATGCAGAGCTAGGAGGTATGTTATATGGTAACTCGCACACTAATGGTGGGATTATGATAGAAGCAGAAGGTGGTGAGTTTATTACAAAGAAGTCGGCTATGTCTGATGATGCTGTAAAAACAATTACTGGAACGAATAAGCAAATAGTATCAAAAATTAATGCAAACGCAGGAGGAAAGAATCCATTTCCTGGAGGAAAAATAAACACCTATGGCTGATAAGAAGAGTAATATAGCAAAGTACCAAAAACAGATAGATAATAATAAATATCTACAGTACCTTATATATGTAACATACAAAGAAGAGGCAGGTAAAACCTCTACGGGGATGCCTAACTTAGGTTCGTTCAATGAAAGCAACGACCCTAAAATTGGAGGTAACTCATCAGCTTTCGGTATGGGTCAATTCACTGCGGACACTCGTAACGACATATTAAAGAAATATGGTATCGATGCCTGGAGTGAAGACAGGAAAGAACAAGAGGCTGCCGTTATAGCCCTAACTGAACATAGGGGTTATTTAGCTCAAGTATCAAACGGTAGGTTTGAAAGTTTAGCAGAGAACGGCCCTTGGGAAGCTTTTAAATCACCTGACTCAGAAATATTAAATTTCTTTGAGCAAGGGGATTGGAATATGGAATTAGAAGATATGAGAAATGGCGCAAGATTTGCCCCTCAAGAATCTATTGCCAACATTAACCCTGAGATATGGGCACTGAAAGAAAATATATACAAAAGTAAAGGAGTTAACCCGTTAGATAATGCATCTGAAGGTTCTGACGCATCTATAGAGTCTAAAAGAATAATTAAAGAACAAATGGAAGAGCTTGAAAAAACTCTACCAAAAGGTGTTGATAATGCAGGTGAAAGAATACAAACTAGAGCAACCGCATTAGAAGCTTTAAATAAAGAGCACGGTCTGGGTGTTTATAAAACTCCAGACTTTAAAGGTCTTACATGGAAGAAAGAAGCTTACGGAGAGACTAATGCAAAGATATTTAAGCACTTAGGCTTATCTTATGATGAGGATAAGACTTTCTTGCAGAACGCGGAAGACAACGCAGACAAAGAAGGTATAGATAGAGCTATTCAGTTTGAGGGTAAGTTTAGAGAGAAACTTTTAAGCGATATGAGCTTCAACGAATACGAAGACATATACGCAGAAGAAGATTACAATATATTTACCAACATAATCTACCCAGATAAAACTGTAGGTCATGTATTAAGAGACCAAGAGGCTGCTGACTACAAGGCAACAGGTAAAGCGTCTTTAGATAAGATACAAGCCGTATTAGATAATGCTGACAAGTACAACTTAAGCGCTTCAGACAGAAGGGCTTTAGTAGCTCAAAAAGAGGCTGTTTTAAAGTCGTTAAAGCAAACTAAACGATTTGAGCTTATAAGTCCAAACCAAAAAAGAACTGAACAACTAAACCAATTCGTTGGTATTCATGGTATTACTGAGCAGGAAAAGAAACCGATGCAGTTCCATCTTGACATCTTTAAGGAGGCTGACAAATTTACGGATAATATATCCACTCCTGAAAGAATACAAGCAGACGCTCAGGAGGAGATGGTTAACCTTGAAGAAGAGAAAGAGGAAGAGAAAGAAAAACCAAAAGCTCCTGCTTACGACCCAACAGAAGGAGGTAAGTATGTAGATGTTCCTAATGTAGCGGGAGCAGAACATACAGACGAAACTACTACAGAAGGCTTGTTAAATGAAGAGCAAGAGGTTACTTTAAGTGAGAGCAATCAATTAGCCCCACCTACCCCTAAAACAAGAGTTGGTAAAGTTCTAGCCACGCTACAAATCGGAGGGCAAAAAGCTTCCGACTTCCTTCAAGATAAAGGTATTAATTCTGATAGCGTTAATAACGCTTTGAGAGCTGGAGCAGGTTTACTATCTTTATACGATGCTACGAGAGAAGATAAAGTTAACAAAGCAAAAGTATCGCCTTTAATGTTAGAGGCTGTACGTAAAGCTGATGAGATTTCTGAAAATGGTATGCCTTACGAACAACAAATGGCTGCGATTAAAGACATGAATAACGCCTACGCAGGTGCTATGAAGAATGTTATGGCTATCTCTGGTGGGCAAAGAGGTGCTGCATTAGCTAATATGGGCGGTGTAGATGCTGCTAGGGTTAATGGTCTTGTGGATTTAGCTGCTAAAAGTTCAGACATGAGAATGGAAGGTATGAAAATGTACCAAACAGCTGTAGGTGAGTATACTAAAACGAAACTTACTGCAGATATGTCTAACGAAGCATTGCAAAAGAAATTAGATATGTCTAGAAAAGATAGATTAGCTAAAGTTGGTTCTACTCTTTACGAGCAAGCTATGGAGTTTAATAGAAACTTCAAAGATGAAGACACAAACACAGCATTGCTGGATGCTATAGCTGGAATTGATGACGTTACTAAAAGTGCTGAAGCTAATAAGTTAGCTCTAGAAAATTTAACGAAAATATCTGAGTCAGGGTTTGACCAGATACAAACAGGAAAGTAGATTATGGGATTAGATTTTTCAAAAATTTCCAACGCAATGACTACTTTTAGTAAGTCTCCTGCTGCGAGAAAACAGAACAAATACGGTATACAGGAAGCTTTATTGGTAAAAGACTTGCAAGAGCAGAAAAGAGCTAACGAGCTAGCCTCCTATTCAGCTACAGCAGCTGCAATGCAAGAAACCTCTTCAATAGCCCAAAAGCTTGGCGTTAGGGAGAAGGATATTCCTTTGCTATCTCAAAAAGTTCAAGGTGTAGGTACTAGGATAAGCGATAAAATTAAGAATGATTTTGGTGGAAACTTAGACCATTTTTACAGAAGCATAGGTCCAGAGTTTTTACACTCATTAAACTTAGAGTTGTTTAACGACCCTGAAGTTAGAGCTATATCACAAAATGTTTCTGAGTACGCTAAATTCATAGACTTACAAACAAAAGGTAAACCACTATTTAACAGGCAGGTTGAAGAAGAGGCTGCCTTTAGGGCAGGTGAAGGAGATACTTTTGATTTTGGTTTAGCTATGGTAGACTGGGAATCTCCAAGTGAGGGTTTCTTAAATGACCACATAGGAGAGGATAGAGTAGATGTTTATTTAGGTTTTGGAAATAATATGCAGATAGCATTACAAAACATAAAAAGAGAGTACAGGTTAACTCCAGAGCAATTAGAGGACGTCACTACAGAAGACATACGAGTATATACTAATAAATACGTAGGAGCTCAAGATGGGTTTAGTAAAATTAGAGGCAACGCTTCCAATAAGTCTAAAATAGCAAACACGTTAAATTCTGCCATGGCTAACATGGGAACTATAGACGCTAATAAAATCAACTTATTCAACAAAGACGCTGCATATCAAGGTAAATTAAAGCCTTTCTATGAGTTAGGGTTGATAGAAGATAGAGAGTTGGATGGAGTTAACGTAAAAGGTAAGGCTATGTTTACTGAGAATTTAACTCAGCTAGTGGAAGCTTACTTTGAAACTGCTATGGATTATTCTAATGACGGATTACTATTAGGTCCTGATGGAGCTACTGTAGAGATAGGTCAATTAAGTGATGCAGATGGTGGAGGCTTATATGATGAGACTGGAATTAAAATGGAAGGCGCTACCTACAATGACAGCTTTAGAATACTTGGTGGTATAATGGCTTACAAGACTTTAGATAACGGGAAGTTGATAATGAAAGACGAGATGACTGAAGAGTTAGAAGGTCGAGTAAAATCTACTATCGTAGTCGCTATGCAGAACGATGGATACGCTTTAGGTGGTGACACGTTTGGTTGGGGTCAAGAAACCATATACAAGGAGATAGACTTCTCTAACCCTATTAAGGCAGAGAAACTTAACAACTTGATTAAGTTTGACGAAGAGCAGTATAACAAGGATTTGTCTGAAACTGGAGAGGCGTTAAAAGAAAGTAAAGAAAATGTTACATTTGCTGATATTAATTACAATTCCAAACCTAAAAGGCTTAAAGAGTTTGCAGCATACCACGATGAGACTTTAAGACAATCTTTTAATAGTTTAGGTATCAATGAACCTTCTTTAAAGATGCGTTCAATTATGCTAGCTATATCATTACAGTCAGGTAAAGGTGAAGAAGGTCAAGCTCGTTACTTAAAAGAGGTTTATAAGATGTATAACTCAACTGACAATCCTGCTGCTCATAGTGCGCTGCGGAGAGATGACGCAGAAGGGTTCTTGAAAGCTCTAATAGAAGATTTCGAGGTCAAAGGAATATCAACACCAGAAGACTTAGAGCAGTTTAAGATTGTTATACAAGAAACTGCAACATCAATCCATAATTCGATTAAAGAATAAAAAATGGCAAACGAAGTAGGTACTCCAAAAGAAGATGTTAAAAAATATGATTTCAGTTTTGCTACTGAAACTCCATCTATAAGTACGGCTAACGCTACTGTTCCAAGTCAGGGCTCAGTAACCACCGACCAGGGTTTAGAAAAAACCCCCGACCAAACCTCTCAAGAATTGTTTGGAGGTGGGTTTAGTGACGAACAGAGAACTGATATAGATAAATACAACAAAGCTGTAGCTGCCGAAGAAGGTAAAGAAGCTAAAGACCATAGTATGGGTTATGGAGAGGCTACTGGTCGTTCTCTTTTGACAGGTTTGGGTGATGTATTTGATGGTTTTGGTGACGCTTTGGATTGGGTAGATGGTACTCCAGATACAAGATTAGTAGATTCTGAGGTATCAAAAGAGCTTTACGGATTAGATGTACATAAGCCTATCGCAGATTGGTTTCATCAGATGGGAGCAGACCTACAACAATACGGAGATTCAGTTCCTGGCTTAGAGAACATGGAAGATGTCACTTGGGCTAGTCTTATGGATGCTGATTTCTGGACAACTCAATGGGCTAGAAGTATCCCTTTCTCTTTAACCTTCTTCATACCAGGTGCTGGTGGAGCGAGGGCAGCAGGAATGCTATACAAGGGTGGTAAATTACTTAAGACAGGTTTTAGTGCAGGTAAAATGCTATCTAGAACAGGTTTAGTTACTGCAGTTAAAGGGTCTAAAATAGCCAAAAGTGCAGTACAGTTCGCTGGTGGTGCAGCTGCTGGTAACATGTCTGAAGGTGCTATCATCGCAGGACAGACTTTGAATGACGCAATAGAACAAGGAGTGCCATTACCTCAAGCTTCGATAGCTGCAGCTGATGTATTTAGAGATAACTTATGGTGGATGGCTGTAGATGGTTTACAGTTAGCTATGTTTACAGGTACGGCTAAAGCTTTAAATCCTTTCTCTAAGAGTATCAGAGCAATGAAAGCTCCTGGTATGAAAAGATTAGTTCAGCAAATGGCTAAGGTTTCTGGGTATGCTTTAACTGATGGGGTTTTCGAACAATTCCAAGAGGTGTATCAAGATTGGTCTATGAAAAAAAGGATTGCTGAGCAAAAAGGCGAAGGGTTCATGGATTACCTTGACTACTTTAACAGTCAGGAAGCTTTACCTACAAGGGTAATTGCCTTTACTTCTTCACTTGCCATTACTGGAGCTAAGACATCTTTAGATGTTTCTGCAGAAAGGAAAAGATTGTTTACTGAAAAGTTAGCAAAAGATGGTTTAGTACAAGAACGTCTTGAGATAATGAATCAAGAGTTAGAGGATTATGACATGGAGGGTAAAAAAGGAACTCCAGGTGATAGACTTACAGCGGTTAAAGCGAAAGAGGAATTGGCAGCAATGCAAAACAATCAGCTTTTCGCTCTTATGATACGTACTATTGCTGACGGTAAAGCAGAAAACTTTACAGAGTATATACAAAACAGAATGGATGAAGGTGCAATGCCTCAAAGACAGTTTGATATATATGCTAATACAGTAAAAGAATTACAAGCAATAAAAGCACTTGCTCCAACTTTCCTATTAAACGGAGAAGAGGAGTCTTATTTGTTACACGCTTTATTCGAGAAAGAACAAAACACAAAGACTTACAAGGAACAACTTGAAAGACTAGAAGGAGAAAAGGTAAAGATAGAAGAGTCTGATATAAGTATTGCTTATAAGAAGAAGCAGATTGCTGGGTTGGATAATGAGCTATCTAACCTTGCTGAGACGTGGAAGAAAGTAAAGCAAGCTACCAAATTGAAGGTGGACGATATAATGAGCGACAACGCTAATCGCCGTCAAGAGGAAAGAATAAACAAGGAAGTTGTACCAGAGCTAAAAAAGATAATAGCTAAAGAAGCTAAGAACGAAACCTTAACTGCTGAGGAGACAAAGCTTGTAGAGGAGAATAAGTCTAGGTTTGAGTCTATTAAATCTAATGAAAGACTAAAGGACGCTACTAAAAAAGTAGGTAAAAATTTCACTAAGGTAACTAACCCAGTAAAAGACAATACAGATTTAATCTTTCAAAAAGAATTAAAATCTAAAGGTAAGTTCCGTAAATACCAAGAAAAAAGAGTTGATGCTAATGGTGTCGTAACCACCACTACTACTACTGAAATAGATATTGTAAAGACGTCTAATGAGTATCAGGAAAGTAGAGAGAATAAAGAGTTACAAGTAGAAGATATAGTTACTAAGCAAAACAATGGTGACCAAATATCTAATGAAGAGAAAGAGCTTTTAAAGACAGAGAAAGTTCTACACGAAAAGGTAAAAGCAAAAAAAGCAGAAGCCTTAGAAGCAGAGGAAGCAGCTAAATTAAAAGCAGAAGAGAAAGAAGCTGAAGAAAAAACTGAGGAAGGGAAAGCAAAGAGCAAGGAAGAGACTGAGCGTAATGCTGCTCAAAAGATAATAGAAGATTCAAAGGCTAAATTGTTCTTTGGTTTAGCTCCTAGATTTATAGACCCTAAGACGGGTAAACTGACTGAGGCTACTCAAATTACAATGGGTCAAAGATACCAATGGGCTCAAGGGTTAATGAATGACAATCCAGATGTTGGTGTGTATTTTGACAGCAACTTAACTGATGAACATGGTAGAGGTGCTCAAGGAGCAGCTATAGGTTTGTCTATCTTTATCAACCCTGACTTAGCAACACAAGAGGTATTTCTTCATGAGAAATGGCATGTATTGCAGCAGTTATTTGCAGGCACTAAAGAGATTACAGCTCTATTGAAAGAAGTTGTTAGTCAGCCTATATATAAGCAAATAAAAAACCAACATCATGTTAAAATTATATACTCTAAGAATGGTTCAAACACATCACTAGGCTCAATACTACAAGACAATCCTAGCATGTTATCGTGGACTAATTGGACTAAAGAGAACGGGTTTACTAATGCACCAAACCCTTCAGTTTACTCTTCTTATATGGCTTATTTAGCTCCTCTATTATCGGAGTTAGGATATACTCAACTTGCTGATAACCAGCAAAGCGACATACAAAATGAAGCTTTAGCTACGGCTGGTGGATTCCAGGAAGCTAATGATTCTACTTACTTCACTCAATCTAAGAGAGAGACTAAATTCCAGAAAGGATTAAAGTCTGCTTGGAAGATGATAAGCACAATGCTTAACAAGGAGGCTTCTACAGAAATCATTAGAAGCAACTTCCCTTCATTGTACAACGAAGACTTCTCTATTATGTTAGAGAATGCACGTGAAGAGTTTTCTAAACCAAACAAAGAAAGAAACTACGAAGCTTTTAAAAGAGTGGATGGAGTGTTCTATTTACAGAATGTAGATAAGTCATTCGCTAAATCTAGCTTAGAACAAGCTATGTTAGCTAACCTACCTACTATTGACTCTCAAGTTAATGCTGTATTGAATAGGTTTACAAACACAAAAGGAGGCATGCCAGAAGATATGGATATGCGTTCAATGATAAATGACTTATTTAGTAATAGAAGTACTCTTATGCCTACTCTATTAGACCATTCTAAGTATGGTTTAGATAAGAGTCAGAAAGATATTATAGATAAATACTACAACAGCAATGCGTCTGAGGTAGATAACTTGTTGGGAGGTTTCTATTTCCAACAACTACAAGAGAAGGTTTCTGAAAGACACGAATCAGGAGCTATTAATGAAGAGATGTATGAGGAGTTAGAGGCTACCACAGAGGTTGCTTTTGGTAAGATTATATCTGAAGACTTTAGTAGAAAAGTAAGTGGTAGAGTCTCAAAACTTGTTGGTCAGTTCTTAGATGAACACAATAAAGACAAGACAGGTAAAGAGATAAAAAACAAATCATTCCTATACGAAGCACTAGAAGAGCAGTTAAGAGGTACGAAGCATGACTTTCATTTGTTTGAAGAGAATGTGGAGACTATTATAACTAACTCTAAAGTTTCTTTAATAGAGGGTGTGGAGAAAATAACAAAAGAAGAGCTTTTAGCTGAGTTTGTTATATACGCTCAATTAGAAATGGCTCACCCTGGAGATGTTTTACACTCTATGTGGCACTACTTCCGTTCTTTCACATTAGAACGTGCTAGTCAATGGACTGTATCTAAAGATGGTAAAGTGTCTTTGGTTGCTAGTATACCTGTTGGTAACGCTAGAGACGTTAGAAACTACGTCAATGGAAGTATAGAGTTGTTAGCTGATGGAGAGAACTCTACAGAAAACATTTTTATAGTTGCAGTACTAGAAGGGATAAGGGTTAAAAAAGTTTTATCAGAAGAAGGTACGGAAGCTGCTTTTAAAGAAAAGATGGCTAATCAAATAAGTAGGGAAAAGAATATATTAAATTTTGTGCAGAAGTTCTACAAAGAATGGGTAAGCAATAAAAATATATATTATGAGGATATAGCTGATATGAAAATTGAAGGTAAGAAGCTGCATAGCTTTTTTACTGACGAGAAGATAACAGAACTACAAGTTTCTCTTTTGAATATAGATTGGAGCTATTACCATAAAGAAGGTGTAGACACAGAAAGTAGACAATATCTAGAAAGTCAGATTAATGACATAGCAAACTCTGATAAGCGTATAGTTGGAAGTGCGGTTAAATTAAATGCTAAAGGTGTAAAAGAGGCAGTTTTAAGAACATACCTTATTAATGCTTTACGGGAAGATTATAAAAGATGGATAAACCTAGAGGAAAGCGAGCAAGTAAAAACTAAAGGGAAGAACATTTTATTTCGTGAGAACAAAAAAAGTTCTATACATTCTTATAAAGACAACTTCCAGTCTGCGTTTAAGTCTCTATACACGAACCTCTATAACGCTACATACTACCATGCAGGTAGAACAGCTTTATCAGGTATAACTAAAAACGCAGCAGGAGATACTGTAGACTTATTTACTAAGTCATCTAACATTCATAACAACCTAGAGACCCTATTAAGAATCTTACCAAAGATGGATAATAAAAGGTTTGAAAAACTTTTTGGTGGAAACTTAATTGCTTTCATAATGAAGCATAATGATTATGTACCTACAATAAGTACTAGTCTAGGTGTTTATAACGAAGGGGAATCTAAAGGTAAAAAGAACTCTCAAGTTAAAGCAAGAGTTCTTACCAACATGAGAATGATGCACCTTGTAGATAGCATCTTAAACGACTCAAGCTACTATAGTCATTTTGTCGGTCAGCTTGGAGATTCAAGTAGACAATATTATATAGACAACGCACCTGTATGGTCTGATTCAGATTTAGAAACAGCTTTTGTTTCTATTCAGAAAATGGTTAACAAGCCTACAAACATTGTTGAGGTAGGAGAAAAATTGTTTGACCAGCTTGTAGAAGATGGGCATATAAAAAACAAAGAAGACGAAAAAATAAAGCAGGCAGTTATTAAAGCTGCTAAGATGAATTACGTAAATAAGTATAGTTTTTCTGACCTTTATTACAACAGAACTAATGCACAAATAAAGTATGATGTATCTGGAGGTAAGGTAGAGAGATTAGTTACAGACTTATCTAAGCGTGTAAAGGGTATATCATCACCGCTTATAACTGCTCACGGGAAAAGAATAGAGCCTATAATCATAAAAGACCCTAGACCTTTAGGTATGCAGGTTGCTGATTCAGCTTCATACATAACTCCAGAGTACGCTAAGCTTTTAAAGATACAGTATGGAGAGTTTGAGGATATAGGTAAAAACCTAAAGTCATTGTACTACGGTCAGAATATGGACAACACTCAATTTGAGAACCAAATGGGAGCTGTTCGTATACCTATGTATCTTAAAACTCACACACACGTACTAACGAAAGATGCTATAAAAAAGCACCCTAACTTACAGTACATAAAAGATGTTCTTGATTACAGAGCTAAGCTACTAAACAACAACACTATACCTATCGTTTACTTTGATAGCTCTATTAAGGGTGGTTTAGTTCAGAGTCAAAAGGATAAAATGTCTTACTCTATGGAGGACATTAAGAATATTTCTGATGTTATAAAAAAGAATAAACCAACAGGAAACCTTTTCAGTAAGAAACAGGATGACTTGTATAAGTTTACAGACGAACAAGGTAACGCATCATACGGATTTGATGGAGAGAGCTTTGGTATACAAAACACATTAGATAATACAAATAAGACATCTATACTCTCTAAGCAATACGCTTCAAATACAGGAGTACTTAATACGATTTCTAACTTCGAGCAGTTAGGAATGACTGGAGTTGCGGCTTTAGGAAGAGTAAACGAATTACTTGGTAGCATAAAGTTAGCTCAATACGAAGAGAACTTTAAGAATAAAGACTTTGAAGAAATCTATACTGAAAGAGCGAAAGACCTTTACAGCTGGATGGATGGAAGAGCCGTTGATGAGTTAGGTTCTAGCTACATGGGTAATGTGCATTTTTACAATAACATTATAGCAAGTAACTTCAAGAAGAATGTAATGCAAACTAGGCTTCCTGGAACTCTTTCAACAGAGATGACGGATATTGGTTTTAACTATGTAATAGGTAAAGAAAATACTATTGAAGATGAGACCTTAAAGTCTTATAGAATAGAGGATGGTAAAGTACAGGTTGCTGAAATAGTAATATCAAAAACTCTTGCTACACAAAATGGTGTTAAGGTAGGGGATTTAGTATTTGCAGCTCGTATACCGAACTCTAAAATAGGGGATGGATTAGTCTTTAGAGTTAAAGAGATACTTAGTAATCAAGAAGGTAATGCAGTAATTATACCTTCTAGACATGCAGCTCTTATTGGTTCAGATAAAGATGGTGACCAGTTACACATTGCAGTACTAAACAAGAAAGACGAGTCTAAGTTAAAGGCATCTGAAAAACTTAAAAACGATTTACTAAGCTTCCTATTTGAATTGTATCAACAACCAGAAATGATGGAGCTTATTCTACAAGAGGTAGACTTTAGTTCAAGCATTACAGATAAGGGTTTAAATCATATTAAAAACAACAAGCTTACTGAGAGCGAGCGTAAGGAATTTGAGAGAGAGAAGGATGATTTAAGTATAATGGACGAGCAAGATATTCAAGATAGATTCATTGGAAACAATGTTATGCTTGGGATTGTAGCTTCATTAAACAGAGCCTTCAATTATTTCGCATCTGGAATAGGAGCTCAAAGGAACAATCAACTTAAAACTCAGATTAGATACCAAGAAGGTAAGCCTTTAAACTTTACTATAATAAACTCTTTAGGTAAGGTTGAGAAGTTAGGCTATATAGAAAACATAACAGACAACGATGAGAAGTCTTGGTTAAGCTACGCTCAGTTCTTAAACTTCATTATAGATGATGGTAAGTTTGGTAATAGAGCTAAATTTAAAATGCAAGAAGAGAGTGCAAACCACTTTGCTTTCATGTTGAGAATGGGACTTTCTTTAGAGACTGTTATTGATGTTATGTATGATAAGACTTACGTAAGCTACATTAAGGCTTTAGGTTCAGGTCTTACTAAGACTGAGGCCTTGAAGAAGGTTTCACAAATGAGCAGTATAAATAGAAGTACTGAAAGTGTTACTGCAAACTACAGAATAGATTTATCTGACGTAGGTGGCTTTGGTAATAATTTGTTTGCTTTTAATTCATTGATAGTTGCTTTAGATTCTTTCGGTAAAGAGATGAGAATATTCCAAAGAATGGCTTCTCTTGATAGCAAGATACCTACAAATTACTTTGAGGCTTATGTACTTGGAGAGCAGTTTAAGGATGCTATGAAGAATCAAATCTCAATGGCTTCTATGTTTAATAGAAACAGCGATTTAACAAGCCAGTTAGAGTTGTTTAATATATACAAAGAACAGAAACTACAAGAATCAATTATATCACAAGCAGACGCTAAGCTGATATATGACAACTTGAGTAAGACGTTAGATTTAACTAAGCCAGAGAACGTAAGGTTTGTATATGACGCATTGCAATACAACAAGATGGCGGTGTACATGAATCCTACAGCTCTTTCTACGGGTAACAAATCGCATAAAGGTGGTACGTTTACTGATTTACTATTTAATTATAGTACTATTTCCATAGAAGAAACTAATCAATTGGAAGCTAAGTATTCTGATAGAGAATTGTTAGAAGAGAAGCTTAAAGTTATAAACGACAACGCAGCTCAACTGATTGAAGAATATGGAAACAACGGGTTTATACAACTACTAGACTTAAAGAAGAGTAGAAAAACATTTAGACAGTACGGAAATGCTGTTAGACCTACCGTGAAGTATTGGAATGATATAAAATTCAACAGAGAATCTTATGATGCTATTCGTTCTGAAGAGAACTTAAAACAATTAAGAGACGAGTTCAGTAAGTTGCCAGACGCATTACAAAACTACCTTATATCTTATGAGTTCTTTAACAACAAGTTAGGGACTGACGGAGGTAGTACTATGCTTATGTTTATGCCTTCAAATGTTAGAAACGAAGTAAAGAGAACTTCTAACTTTATAGCTAACCCTAAAAATAGAGCTAAGAATAATGTACAAAACGAGATGATTCATGCAAATGAGTTACTAGCTGGTTCTGATTACATATTCGCAGACGAGAAGATTAAAAAGGCTATAGATGTAGATTTAAATAACAGCATGTTATTCTTATTTAGAATGGCTGAGATACTTCAAGCTTTTTCTTCTAAAAAACTACTTAACGCTTTAAATTCATTTCAACAAAAGAGTTCACTTTCAGAACAAACTTATATAGAAAACAAGAAGGATGGGACTAAGGTTTACCATTCAATGCAAGCTCCTATTATTAGTAAGATGGACACAGATAAGGTTAAGCATTTATCTAAAAATGATAAAACAGGTAAGTACAAAAACAAAACTTTATTTGAAATATCGTGGGAATACAGAACAGAAATAAATGGAGTAAAAAGCGAACCTAAACCAAGTTACATAGGGATATTTGGTGACTTAAACTTGTCTGAGTTAAACGCTATACTTACATACAATGGACCATTACAAGCTAATTATAAGAAATTAAAAGAAAATGGTACGTTCTATTTACATGACCAAAACGCTAGTAGTTTTATGTTTGGTCAAGATTCTAGCTACAGTCTAGATGAGTTTGCAAAAGAAAAAGGATTAATTAAATGGTCTTCTTCTGTTGCTAATCTAGAGGAAGATAACCACGCTAAGTTCAATCAAATAAAAGCTGACTACACTGGTTATAAAAACAGTTTAGATGCAGTAAAAGAGCTTAGAAATAATCTATACAGAAATCCAAACATCTTTAGAGTTGTTAAGGACGAGGAAGGTAAAGATATTTCATTTACTAAGGAGCAAAACTTAAAGTTCGCAAAAGAATTACCTGGTCGTATAACAGAATACTACAACCAACTAACAAACGAACACCCTTTAGCTAAAGATATGTTAGCTAAGGAATTACAGTTTATGTACGGGGAAGCTATGAGCAACGAGCAAATGGCTTACTGGGGTAAGACTGATGAAGGTGCTAGACTGTTAGGTAAGGTATCTAATGATGATAGAACTTCAGATATTACAGTAGCAGAGATGTGGTTTGGTGTAGGTGACTTTGGTCAGAACCACCCAACCTTAGCTTCTGCTAGAAGAAACTTAGAGCGTGGTAATCAATTAATGCATCGTGATTTAAAAAGAATGACCGATGAATTAAACGAATCTTACAACGACCTATACAAGAGTAAGTATGGTATAAGAACAGGAGTAGTTAAATTCTTCTCTCGTATGCCTGTCTTAAGTCTATTGAAGTCTAGCGAAAGCGTTTCAGATAAACTGTTTGAGAACTTGTTATTTAGACAATCTAAAATCAAAAGAAGACACGAAGGCGGTAAAGAGATTATAGATTACGAAACTACTCATGAATTAAACGAATCTATGTTCTTTGAAGATAATAGGTTAAGACCTAATCTTCATAAGCTTATAAACTTAGACGGACAAAGACTGTTTTCTGATGCAGAAATAAACTATGCAGGAGTTATCTCTAGATACACTCAATTCTATAGTGCCTTATCTAAACAAAAAGGATTATACACTCAAGACCGTAACTTCTACGCTCCACTTGCTGATTCAAGTAAAATGGAGATTCTTAGAAAGAGAGGAATCTATGGATTGTATTACCAATTCTTTGGAGCTAGAGGAGACATCAATAGCATTAAAGTTAAAGGCTTTAATCCTTTATCTAATAGAGAAGAAGTGAAAACCTATGGAGAGTTTCAGGCTATATATAGTGCGAGTCAAGAAGATGTAAAGCTATTCGCTAAAGAAAACCCTGGAGAGAAAATAAATACTGCTCACTTTAAATCTATAAACTCTATAAGACAAATGGAGGCTCTTAAAACGAAAGCTTTAGGATACCTTGCTAAAGGGATAGATATAGAAGGTAAGAAGATAGTAAGAAAAGATGGTGTAAATGAGGTAGTTACGGCAGAAAGTCAAAGTTTCAACAGGTATACATCATCTCGTTCGCACAGAGCTGCTTATCTTGCTAGTGGAAACTTACAGTACGCTATGTATAGTTATGTGAAGACTATGGTATTCCAACATGGTACAGAGTTCTACGATGGATACAACTATAACAGGCTAGAATTCCAAGTACCAGGAAAGAACTCTACAAGCAGAAAGAAAGAAAGTAAGTTATTGATAGGTAAGAATGCTCACAGTAAGTCCACTCAGGATTTAGCAGCGAGAGCAGTTAAAGGAACTCTATCTGTAGAGATGGCTCAGAAGTACGCAGTACCTGCCTTCCAAGGATTTGATGCTTATAAGTTTCAGATAGGAGCAGCAATGACATACCTTAAAAATAGTGGTGCGTTGTCTGCAAATTCTGTTAAGTATCTACAGGAGAACATGTTAGAGTCTTTTATATTACAAAAACCTAAAAGAACAATCAGCCCATTCCCTGAAGTAGAGAAGAAAGTTATAACCTCTTTCGTTAATTTAACAATGAGAGTTGGTTTAGGTCTTAACTTCACTGCGGCTATGTTTAACATCGCTATTGGTAAGTACAACGCTTGGCGTTCGCAGGGTACTGCAAACTTCGTTAAGGCTCACTTTAGAGCTTTAGGTTTAACAAAGATTGGTAGTGCTTTCAGTTTTAAGAACTCAAGAAAAACTCTACTTATATTACAAGAGTTTGGTATACTAACTTATAGACCAGAAGAACAATTAGAAGGTGCTAAATATGAAACTTACTTAGATAAGATATTATTTTGGCCTATGGTAACTGCTGAACGTTTTATACAGGAGATACAGTTTGTTGGAGAAATGAGTGACGAACAATGGAACTCTTACGATATAGATGATAAGGGTAACCTTATTGTTGTAGATAAAGATAATATCCTTTCTGTAGATGATGTAGCTAGACTACAAAGACGTGTACAGAACATGCAAGGTCGTGGATATTCCGCAGTAGACCAGAGACTAATACAACAATACGTAATAGGTTCTGCAGCTCTACAATTCAAGAGATGGTTTCCAACATTCTTAGCTGATAGAATAGGTAGAGGTGGTTACATGGATTACATAGATGATTTTGGTGATATATATACTGGTACTTTAAAAGCCTTCGCTACTGAAGGAGATAAAGTTAAGCTAGCTAAATATATAAACCCATTAGAGTACGTGAAATTTGCATTGAATCCAAACTTATGGAATCCTTCAATGAAGTCTAACGAAGAGTATATCAAAGACGGTCTTTCTAAATCTCAAACTGAAGCCCTACAAAGACTTCATAGAGGTATGATGGGGATTGTTATGGTAGCAGCCTTACTTTTAATGTCTGGAGAAGATGATGAAGAGTTAGATAAACTTCTTACAGATATGCTTCTTATGGTTAATATAGAAAAGGTAGGTAAGATGATTATAATGCCAGCCTTTAGTACGTTCCAAAATGTGTTTGAATTAGTTGTAGCTATCGCTGCAAGAACAGAATACAAAAGAGATAGTAAGTATGGTAAGCGTGGAGATAAGAAGTGGAGAAGAAACGCTGCAGCTCTAATTCCTAACATAGGAATCCCTGGAGATGATAAGGCAAACCTTAAATATGCAATGTTTGGTTCTGAAGATTCAGGTAACGAACAGAAGCGAGAAAGGAACAGAATGAGAAGAAAGCGTAAGGAGAAATTTGGACGCAATTAAATTGTATATTTGTGTAAAACATAACTAAATGGCTTTAGAATTAAATACCGACATAGCTGTAGAGCTTAATATAACGGCCAGAAGAGGCGACACCTTCGAAATGAAGTTAGCAGTCGTTGATTCTGCGGACACTAACTTGCCTTATAATTTAGCTGGAACTCAAACTTCCGCACCCGCCGATACTACTAACGGGTATGCTACTATATATCAAGGTAAGATAACCATAAAGAAGAATAACTCAGAATTTGAAGCTCTTAATGTTTATAGTTATTTCTGGAAAGATAAGCCAACAATCAATAAGATACCTACACTAATAAAGACTGGTCATTGGTCTGGAGAGAATGCTACAGGAAATGGTCTATTAGCTTTAGGTAGTACTACCGCTAGTTATTCTGGTATATGGTTTAAGGATAGTACAGGCGTTGCTGGAGATACAATATCTGTCTCAATTCCAGGTGCTTATATGAACTTAGAAGCAGGGGTTTATGTGTATGATTTTCAAACTAGAAAGAAGGGTGTTTACGATAATGCTAACTCCGAACTAGGAACTGCATACACAACATGGATGTATGGTACGTTTACTATAGTAGATGAAATAACAAAGCAATGACATTAATAATAAACCCAATAACTCAGTCTCAGACTATCTCTATAAACTCTTTTGGTATAGGATTAAACTCCTTACCAAACGGTTCTCTTGAGAGCTTAATGGAACTTAAGTACGCCTTTGAGGGGTGGCCTTCTATTCCTGCTAACGTATCTTATGGTGATGTTGTTGTTTTCAATAACATAGTACCAGCTAGTACAAACCCTTATGGGGTTGAATTAGAGAAGGCTAACACTGGAATACCAGGTCACGCCAATAAGACTATGATGGTATTCATTAGTCACGAGAGTGGAGTTCTTACGTTGATGCATAAAGGGTATCTTGATTTTACTACTATAACAGAAAGCTCTCTTAGCTCTTACGCTCAGGGTGACGGTTTATATGTTAATGGAAATAATATAGCTATAAGCCCACCCCAAACTACAGGTAGTTGGGTTAAGTCTATAGGGTTTTGCATGCCGAACATGGAAGGAGTTTACAGAATCTGGTTTGAATCAGACAGTACATATTTTACAATAGGATAAACTAATTATTAAAAATAAACACAATGGCTAAATACCCAAAAATTACAGGTAATATATCTGGAGCTTCAAAATTTGATAGATTAAAGTCCCCTCTTTATGGGCTACCTGCCCACTTAGGCGGTATAAACCAAAACTACTTAGTTAAAAAGCTAACAGATTCTGCAGGTAATGAAACTGTATTCGCTGTAGTTGTAATTGAGAGTAGTGGTGATTCAGGTTCTTTCTTGAATGTTAGTAATATCCACTTAAAGGATGAGGCTGACGCTTTAACTCAGGCAGGTACAGGGAATACCAACGCAACTCAACAAGATTTGTTTTGCCTTACCCCACTTAAAAAGACGGGTTCTGATGCTTACACGGATAACAATCCTTATATGGCTAGTCAGTTATCTGATATGTCTGTAGAAAATCTATATAGTACATTAGCTACAGATTCAGATTATGTAGCAACAGACCTTAATACTGAGGCTGATGGAGCTGCTTCATTTATGAAATTCTCTTTAACTTCTGAGAAAGAAATTGTATGGGAAGCAGAAGGAACAGCTTTAGCTGACTGTACCGCTGTTATACCTGTTTATACTCACGCTTATGTAGTTGCTAATCCTATACCTGCAGGTTCTTATGCTGCAATATTGGTTAAATGTAATACTTTAGGTACGTCTATATTTGACGGTTCTAAAACTAATACATTAACAATAAGCCATGATGGAGATATAACTGGTCAAGAGTCTAGCTCTGACTATACTTTAACTCTTAGTATTAATGCTGAAAATCTATTTGAATTATCTGCAACATTTAATGGTTCTCCAGTAACTCATAATGCTACTACGGGTCTTCAAGCACAAAGAATGATGTACGTGCCTGACGACCTTTATAGTGGTTTTACATGGCCCACTAACTACCTTACTAATAGTTTTTATAATTCCCAGAATAGTAGTTCTATAGGAACTCCAAGTACGGAAACGGAAGGACCTTTATCTCCTGCAGGTAACCCCATTAATGCTCAGCAATACTCTACTATTATTAATGGAGCAGCTGGGCATATAAGCAACACCGACATATTAGAGGCTATGTTCTCTAACGGAGTTAGTACTTTTGATAGTGCTGGTTTAATTATAAGGGATGGCTCACCCTTCCCAGAAGCCTTTATGGCATCGTCTTCACAGAAAGATGGTATTCTACTAACTCAATCAAGTCAAGGTGCGGTAGCTCGTCAGTCTATATCTTCTGGTTCAGCTTTTACTCAAAGTATTAAGCAAGGGTTCTCTTCTAGTATAACTAGTGAAGGTACTATGACTAAAGTTTCTGGTTCAAACACATACCAAAACTTCTCAATAGCTACAGCTACGGTGGAAGATACGACTACATACACTTTAGACCCGCAGTCTACCCCAGGTAGCGAAGAGGTTTCCATGGATGTTAAAATACCCTATGCAGTATATCCTATATTCTCGTATTCAGCAACAACAATAGGTAGAGAGGGTTCGTTAGCTAATAGCAGGGCAGAATTTCCTGCGGCTGCTATAGTAGCTGCAGCTTCTAATATGAATTTTAATATTCATTCTGGAGATGTTCATAACTCTTTTGATGCGCTTGGAGCTACAGTAATCTCTCCTATAAATACAGCTAAAGCTTATAGTGCTGTAAAAGGTCATGCTGCGGCTGATACCAAAATGAAGCTTGTACATAACGTAAGGATAAATTGTCACAATGCAAATGACGTATTAGATAGAAATGGTTTAGCAGGTCCTGCTATATATGGTAATGACTCTAGCACTGTTAGTACGGCTAGAGTTTCTGATGGTGAAGATGGTTTTGATACAACATCAACTGTTGTAGCTGCAGACCTTTCACCAACAAACGGTAGTATGGATTATACTATTCTTTCAACCGTTGATTCTACTGAACCTAAAGTTGGTTTCTTAGGTAGGAATGTGGATGGCTCTTATACAGGTCATGAACCTCAAGGGTACAACAAGGTAGATACCGTATTCTCAGCTCCAGTTACTTGCTGGAAGCCAGGCTACGCCGAAGGTGAAGCTATCGGTTTCGATAGAGTTCCTTATTTCAATGAGGTAGGTGCTACTCCTTCTAAGCTAACATTAACTACTGGATACTACAGTTCTAGACCTTTATTCCATCTTGGATATTCTGGAGGTACGGTAGGTGTTGTTAATATAGATAGGTTTGAGTTTTTAGGACCAAACACGGTTGTGTCTGGTGCGGTAACTCCACTAACAGGATACGCTCCTACAGGTGCTAGTTTAACTAATGGATTGTTCGATTACGGAACTGAAGAATATAGAGAAGTATCTGATGCTTTCTCTTCTACCGCTAGTGGAACTACATTCACTCACGTTTCTAATGGTGCAACTCTACCAACTTCTTATGTAGAAGACATGGAGATATTTGATGTTCCGTCATCTGTAATTACAGACACTGCACAAAGAAAGTTTGTTGGTAATGTAACTGCGGGGTCTAATTCTACTAAAACAACAATGACTATAAAGGATGTGAGTGGAACGCTTATAGCGGCAAACAACCTTTCTTCTACATTTACATTTAAAATAGGTAAACCAACTTTCGCTGCTAACTCTAGAAACACAAGCTTCACACATGCTTTTGATGCTGTTAGAGGTACGGAAGGGGAAAGAGATAGAGTTAATTCTATTTATGGTTCTGATTTATCTTATAGAGCTCACACTACAGAGACATACATTAAGTTGAATGATGAAGTAGTTATCAACTCAGTAGGTACAGCAGCTAATGTAAATTCTTTACACGCTGGTAGTAGCTCTGCTGCTAATCAGAAATTCTCATGTAACTCTAGTAGTGTTCTTAATACTGATGGTACAAGCTCTCTTGATATAGTTAATTACTCTCCTGAAGAGGCTGGTGTTGAAATCAATACATCTACAATGCTTAGTGCTAGATATTACGACTCTTCCACACAGTTAGATGTTTACGGTGGAACTGAATGTCAAATGTTCTACAAGTCATTAGTTGATACCGACTTTTTTGGTTCGGCATACTCAAAGACACTTACTTTCTATCCATTTAACGAAGGAGAGGAAGATGTGTTTATATCTTATGCAGAATTAGTTGACCCATACTACCTACCTCAAGGAGTATTCACTAGTCAACCCGTTGGCTCATTACAAGCTACATGGACATTAACTGCTACTTCTACTAGAGAAGGTGATAATGATAAGTCATATACTAAAGCTGCTCCACTAACGGAAACTTCTAAAACTCCAGTAGATGCAGGAAACCTTAGCAGTGAAGGTACTTTACATAAGCTTCAAAAAAGAATGGGTGCTGCTGCTACTCCTTTGAATAACTCTGGTTCAACATCTTCTAGAATAGATGTAGGCTTCTCTGTTAACACTAATAACGATGTTACTGGTAGCTACTATAAAGTATTAGAGATTAACTACTATAGAGATATAGCTGCTAATCAGAAATACTGGAATGGTTCTTCTTGGGTTATGAGAGCGTTTGGAGGTCAAAACGTTTGGAAAACTAGAAAGTTAATCAAGATTGAGGTAAATACTTCTTCTGGAATAACAGTAAGTGATGTAGATGAGAATAGTTTAACTGAAAGCTCTACAATATTATTCGGTACTATTAACGCATAAAATAACGACATGGCTCAAACAAGTATAGAATATACTGAGTACGGTCAGCAATATATAACCCTTCCTTTGGTGATTAAAAACACCATGGGTGGGGTAATTATTGTTAGTAAGGTTTATGTACAGAACATTTTCTTGCCAGAATCGGCTGTATCACAAGATGATTTGGTTTTAACCATAAATGAAAGCAACTCTGATTACTCAGAGGTTGAACAGAACTCAACAACTGACTATAAAGTTGTACATATTAATGGGTTTAATGGCGATTCTGATAAAAACTTCAAGGTTGAACGGGTAATATCTTTAGGTATAAGCACTTCCTTTACTTTTCAGGTTGTATTTAACCCGAATATTAATAGGAATATAATAAATAGAGGTAACTTTGTAGGTAAGGTTGTGGTAGAGTATTCTATATATGGAATAACTCAACCTAATTTCGAACTCAACTTAGAAGCATCGTGCTCAGATAAATCTATTACATTATTTAGCGGAGTACCTTATGGTAGCGTAAGTAATGTATTTGGAATAGCAGTAAATAACGTAAGAAACTTAAACTAATGTTAGCAATAGGAGAGTCAAAATTTGGAGGAAAGGTGTTCTACTACAACCCTAATGACGACTTTTGCCTTGTTGTCTCTGATGTTGAGGTAGTTGGCCAACCTTTTAATGCTGACAGCTCGGCAGACGTTTTAGAGACGACTTGGGAATGGCTTATATTTGGTTCGGGTTACGCTAATTCATTAGCTATATATCCCTACCTTAGTTCTGGAGATGCACTTCATACTATAATGAATAGCTCTGAGGGTGGGTATACTGATTGGTACTTACCTGATTACTCTGAATTGGCTCAAATATTTACACAGCATTATTATTATTTAGACGATTCTATTGATTTCAATATTAACACCACAGACGAGTACCTTACTTCAAGTCCTGACTTTTCAGAAGTTGATGCTAGGGTTTATACGTATAGCGAGGCTATTACTATTGGGGATACTCTTGGTGGGAAGAGTACAGAAACTCCATATACTCAATCAACAGGTATTCGTGCTAAGATGGTTAGAAAGCAATCACTTACGAGTGTTGCTATATATGACGTAGATGAGTCTAAGCTGTATGGTGATTCTAATCTTTCGTTTGGGTTTATAACTCAAGATAGTGTACCTATTGATGCTGTAGATTTAACCACTCAAACTATAACAATACATACAAATGAGCCTACCAGTATAATACTATCGACTTATATAAATGTTGAGAAGTTAGAGTTTGACGAACAGCCAACTCCTGTTAATATTTTTGGAAGTATTCCTTTCTTGAGGAGCGTTGTTGATGATAGTGGAAGGGTATTCCACTCAAACCCCAATCTTACATCCACCCTTTCTGCTATAGAAAATGCCACTGCTTATCAGGTAACTTTAGATAAAGCGATTCATTATGCTTTTAATCTTGTAGGAGAAAGTTTAGCTGGTGATTTTAGCTTTACCATACCTGAAGGTGCTAGCTTCCTTCCTTTTATGGCTGAAGCTCCTATGTTTATATCTTCAGGAAGAAACCCTTTATTTAAAAGGGGTGATGTAGATAAGGTAGGGAAGATAATAGACCTTCAAAGTGGAATGTCATTCCCTGGTCAACTTAAAAAACTTGTACCTGGTAGTGGTTATATAATAAATACCACATCTTCAATAACCGTAAAATTCAAGTAGTATGCTGAATATAAACTACCCTTTAGAGGTAACTGAAAACGGAGGAATTCATAGAATTAGAATCACTAAAGAGTCTTTAATTCTTGCTATATCTCAAATGCCTGAGCATACGTCTATAGGTGTTATGAGGAATGCTTTGATTGACGTATTTAGAGCTGCTGACGCAGGGATAGAAGGTGAATGGAGTGGTCATATTATAGATAGGAACTACGAATTCATGCACAGCATACTCATGGGGACTGCTTCGGAGATTGGTTATGGTTTGTACAATTCATGGAATAGAGAGGAATATCAAAATTTATACAGCTCTAAACTAGACATACTTTTAGTAACTGACGTTATATATACTGTAGTTATTAAAGATGGTTCTAATAATATCCTTGGAGGTTTTGAGCCTTTCACTGCTAAGTTGGCAATAAATAAAGATTTTTACATACTTCCTTTGATTCCAGCTAAAGGACTTGGGTATATACACTTAAGTATTACACAAAACGATGGCTCAGTGTATGGTAAATATAATATAGCAAATCAATATCTTTTCTTTACGTCTAAGCAATACTTAAACTCAGCACCTACTTATAACTTTCTTCACGGTATTACTCAAAACCCTATAGACAAAAAGATGAAAGGATTTGTAATCTTAGATATTTTAAAAACTAACTAACATGGCTAAAGAAGTAAAAATAACCATAGACACAAAGAATCCAACCATATCGGTAGGGATAAAAACTAACGTAGTTATTGGCCGTGACTCTTCTCTAGACCCTGTTATACAATTTAAATCTACAGGCTCTTCAGGAGTTAAAGGAGACGCAGGTTCAGTAGGTCCAGCGGGTGTTGACGGAATTGATGGGGTTGGATTAACTACAGCTCAAGCAAATCAAATAGGGGTTAATGGGTTAAAGATTACATACCCCGAAGATGATGCTGCTAAACTTTCTGGAATATCTATAGGTGCTGAGGTTAATGTTAGGTCTGATTGGAATTCTATTTCAGGTGACTCAGAGATACTAAACAAACCATTTGTTCCTCTTGATTTAACTGTAAGTGGTCAAGGTGTTGTTCACGCAAACAACTACACAGATACCGATACAATATACACACACCCAAGTAATCATTCTATATCTGTTATAACAGGATTGCAATCAGCCTTAAATGGTAAGATAAACAATTCTCAAGTTCTTACAGATGTACCTAGTGGCGCATTATTTACAGACACAAACACTGTATATACCCACCCTACAAATCATGCAATTTCTGTTACAACAGGACTTCAGGCAGCGTTGGATGGGAAAGTAGACGATAGTCAGGTTCTTACAGACGTGCCTAGTGGTGCTTTATTCACCGATACAGACACTATATACTCTCACCCAGCTAATCATGCCATTTCTGTAACTACAGGGCTACAATCAGCTCTAGACGGAAAGGTAGATGACAGTCAAGTATTAACAAACGTACCTTCGGGAGCGTTGTTTACTGATACAAACACTGTATATGACGCTACAACTATACAAGCAGAGGTTGATTTAAATACAGCTAAAACTTCTAATATAGTACAGACTACAATAACAGGTAATGCTGGTACAGCTACAGCCCTTACTTCTGGGGATAAGACTATATCTGGAACGTTAGACTTATCGGGTTCTACTGACAAATTAGTGATTAATAATACAGAAGTTGTTAAGGTTGTGTCTAACGTAGTAACTATAGGGCAATCGAATAGAGTTTTAAAACTGGATTCCTCAGAGACACAAATACTTTCATCTACAGGAATACAACTAGGTCATGCAACAGATACTACTATTGCTAGAGTGTCTGCTGGTGTTGTAGCTGTTGAAGGTATTAAGATTCAAATGGTTAATTCTCACACTCACTTTATACACGCTGGTACTTACTTAAATTACTCATACTCAAGGTACTTACCATTGAATGGTAGCTTGAATGAGCAGAATACATCTACATCTGCTCCTGAGTACACTTCGTTTGTATGGCCTTACGATGGTTCTGTAAGTAAAGTATGGGTTAGGACTGAAGCAGACTCTGGTAGTACTGAGATAAAACTATACAAAGGAGCTAACGGTAGTTCTGTTAGTACAGCAATGGGAGCTATCACACATGACTGCGGAGCTAATACTTCGGTTGAGTTTAGTATGGTTTCAGTTTCAAATAACTTCAGTAAGGGTGAGGCTATGGCTATTAGGATAGCACCAACTAACGCATCACATGGAGTGAATGTCACCATAGAATGCGTGTTTAATTTAACAACTTAAGATTATGTCATTAGGAAACCAACAGTCTGTAGATATACACGACAAGACAGGAGACGATAAAGAAGCTTTAAAGAATGAGTTTGATGCTGGGCACATGAGTAGAGTTGCTACCAGTCCAGACGAAGAGCCTATGATTGCAAGTTTGATATATCAAATAGGATTATTAAAAGAAGATATAGACGAACTACGTAGGTACTTAACTGCAGAGGTTGGTGACGGAGCTAAAGGTGATTCAGGAAATGCAGGAGCTACGGGAAGTACGGGAGCAAGAGGTGCAACAGGTTCAACGGGTTCGACGGGGGCTGCAGGCTCTGACGCAACTGTAGACTTATTTATGAGAACGTTTAATGGTAGCAAGTTACCAACAAGAGCGCCCGCAAGAGGATTACTTTGGAACGATAGAGGAACAGTTAAAATAGGATAACATGGCTAAGATAAATATAGATTTAACTACTAGGGTAGACATAAGCGCAAGGGAAGGAGACACCTTCGAGTTAGATTTAGGTGTAACTAAGGAGGATGGTTCTATTTTTAGTTTTGAAGGTAACGATGTAATCTTTACTGTATACGGCGTAAGTAATACTCCTGTAATGCTCCTAACCTCTGGTACGATACCTTTCTATATAACAAGTTTTGGTGGTGGTGGTGATGTCTCAGAAGGTATGCTACAAAAAGCTAGAGCTGTAAGTAAGCTAATAGAATGTGATATAAATTTATTTACCTTCGTAGATTATGCTACCTTTATAGTACCACGATACTTAAACAGCACGCTTGCTGTAAGTGGTAGCACTGAGAATGTTCAACAAAAAGAAGGCGGTGTAAGATTAGTTGTGCAATCTCATGCATTCAACCTACCTCAAGGTTCGTACTCTTATGAGCTTAAGGTAGCTTCTGACTTAAGAGATGTTCTTAAAGGAACTAATTATAATTCAACTAGTGTTGTGGATAGTTATTATAAAAACTCTTCCACGTGGATGGAGGGTAAATTTACAGTAAACAAAAACTAATTATGGCTACTAAAATCACAGCAGACAAGTCTAAGAGGGTTGATATAACAGCCAAGAAAGGTGATGACTTCTCTGTAAACCTTGAGATTAAAAACGAATCAGGTTCTCTTTTAGAGTTCACTAGAGATGGTTATACCTACGAGAAATACAACGACCACGTAGCTGAGGTTACCCCTATAACTTCGCAAGATAAGTGGGGGTGGTTAGGTTCGGAGGATGTTATGTTGTTTGTTGTTACGACAGAAGATGACACACCTGTATTAGCTGCATGTAGTTCAGACTTAGACTTAGCTATGTTCAACCAAGGTTTTGACCCTACAGCAAACTTAGACGAACCTGGTACTGGATTGTATTCAAACCCAACCAATCAAAGGGATTTTGACAAGTATTATGATAGCCTTCACATGTATAAAGTTATGGGTGTAGCTAAAGCTATGTCTAAAGCATCCAATAGAAACACTGAACTAGAGAGGTCTAATTACGGTATAGAAAACTTAGTTTTCACAGAGACCTACATGAAAACCCTTGTGGATTTCAATATTTATGGTTCTCTTCAGATGAGTGCAAGTATTAATTATAGGACATGGTTACAGAATATCTTTACAAACTTTGATGTTGTACAGAACTCAAATCTCTTAGTCACTATGAATGATTCTGTTACTGGCTATACAGAGTCTACTGGTAATGATTATATTTTCTGGGGAAGAGTAGAGGGTAATAATGCCTTTACGATTAAGTTTGACCATAGTCAATTCAACCTCCCTGTAGGTAATTACAAGTACACCTTTAAGTCTTTATCTGATTACAATTTATTCCCATCTGCCAACTCTAGCACACTTAATTATGGTGTAGATTCAGATAGCGGAAATTTATATACTAACATAACAACGTGGATACACGGTAAGCTAAGAGTAAATGAATAAAGAAGACGAGAAGAAGGTTAACGAGGAAGTAGCTAGAAAACAGTGGGATAGTTGGTTAACTGATTTAGAGGAGGGAGACCAACCAGAACAGTGCAAGATAGATGACCCTGACTGTGAGGCATGTGGTTCGTAAAAAAGAATTATATTTGATAACAAACTAAAACAATATACAATGGCTTCAATAAACGATTTAAACACAAGACTAACGGCTTCTAACGGTACAGTTATAATAAGAAATACTGCCGCTGCTGCAATAGCTTCAGGCACTTATTTCGCTATGCAAGTTTTAGTTACAGGAACATACAACTTCACTATAGATGGTGTTGCGTATGCAGGCGTAAAAATAGAAGGGGGTATCGTATTGTATGGTGACATTACGAATACAGAGACTACTGATACTGCCCAGACCGCTGTAGCTCTATACAAAAACTAATGGAGATATTCAAGAACGATAATAACTGGAACGAGAAGTCTATCGTAGGATTCATAGCATTTGCTGTTATGTGTCTTATTATGGTAGCCGACCTTGTTACTGGCTGGCTCGGGGCTGAACTAATAGTAAACGAGTTTGTTTACCAAGCCTTTGTATGGGTTGTATTAGGATGCTTCGGTATATCAGGTGTGGAGAAATTCGCAAAGAAATGAAAAACTTACTATACATATTATTACTATGCCCAGCAATTGCAAGTGCTCAAATTCTAAGGTTCGCAACTTTCTACGCAAGCTTTTCAACTGGTGCTCCTTTCGCGGAGAGCCAACAATTTCTAGTGAATGGTGTTGCTGGTTCAGGCCATCTAATGGAGATGACAGAAGTTAGTGACCCTAATTATAATATCAGTATAGGATTAAGAAAGATAGCTCGATTCGACTATCAAGTAAAACAAGGTAACTTTTACACTGGCTCAGAGAATGAGGTAAGTGATTACGCTACAATATCTAATGCTCCTGGGTTGGAGTACTTATTTGAGTACTCTTCTATACGTAGTAGAGGGATGACGTTTCGTCAACACGAATACAAACTTAGATATATATCAAACAACTACACTACGAGAGCTTCGTATGTAGATGACGGTTTAATTAATTTACAATATACTTTGGGCGAAGTTAGGTTACGCAAGAGTTTGGGGAATGTAGACCTCACTCTGGGCGTAGCCCATCGTTCTCACCCTGTGTATGGTTATTCTCCAATAACTGAATGGTTTGATAACCCGAGTAACAAGCATTGGTGGCAATTAGCTAATGAGTTTGGTGTTACTAGTAATGATTCAGAGGAGTGGTCTTCTGATGGTGAGGTTATAGCTGAGTCTGATAGCGAGTTTTATACATATCATTTCGGTAGCTTAGTCAATAGATACAATAGAGAGCAACTCGACCTTTTAGGACTTCAACAAGAAGTGTCTGCTGTAATAGGTGCTGACTATTATATGTATGCAACTAAAACTTGGATACATGCATGGGCTTCCTTATACCCTATACACAAAGGGCTGAGTGATTATTCATATTCTTATCCTAACAAACAGACTGAATGGGATTTAGGTTTTGTAGCAGGCTCTAAAGTTAACAGACATTTTAGTATATTTGTAGAGGGCAGACATCTCAAGTATTGGGATATACTGTCATACGAAATGAAAGTTGGTTTTAATTATATAATATTTTAAGCTCATGGCTAAAGAATTAAGCGAAGATACGTCAATACAGTTAAGTGTAAAAACATTAGGTGGTATAGCCTTCGGAATTGCAACCCTAGTTGGTATGTGGTTTATGTTACAGAATGACATAGCGGAGGCTAGAGAGCTTCCCTTACCAACAGTTCCTGCAATTACGCGTATGGAGTTTGATATGAAGGATAAGCTCGTTAGACAGACTATAATGAATACACAGGATGATGTTTCCGAGATTAAGGAAGACATGAAGTTAATCAAAGCAAAACTTTATGAATAAGCTTCTACTTTTATTCCTACTAACTACAAATATTGTAGCTCAAGAGTTCATCACTTCTAGCTCATTTGATTCTAAGACAGCTAAAGGAATAGTGGTAATTGAGTTCTATGCAGAATGGAACGATGGTAATAAGGTGGCATTTTTACCCTCATTAAAAGATTGCGATAGTTATAAACTATCTATTGTTAAAAACTCTTCTATACAACAACGATTTAACGTTACTTCTATACCTACCTTGATTGTCTTGAACAACGGTATTGAAGAAAAGAGATTTAACCCTAACATAATGATGCAGTTAAAGACTACCCAAAAGGAAGTCCAATCATTTATAGACGAGATAATATTTAATAAATTTCAGTAATGAATAAGGAAAGACTCGAAAAGTTATGCTGGTCAATGCTTTGTATAGCCCTATTATTTTTCATCATAATAGGCATTAGTACCGCAGCTAAAGCTCAACAACAACAAGTATTTGTGGAGTGTACAACAGGAGATTACCCTGATGAAGTGTCTTGGCAGATACTAACTTGTAATGGTGGTATATTGTTAGAAGGGATAGCCCCGTACTTAGGTGCTGTGGTTTTACCAGAATACTACCAGATAAACATGGTTGATTCATACGGAGACGGATGGAATGGCGCATACTTATATGTAGGACAGACTGAATATGGTTTCTTATCTGATGTAGATTGGATAGACTCTCTTGGTACTTGGCCTCAAGAATTTAAAGAACAACTAGTAGACGTGGGGTGTTTGACTATAGGGATAGAAGAGGTAGATAATACAAACTTCATTCCAACTCATTACTACGATATTTTAGGTAGAGAGGTAGAACCTATTAGAGGTTTTTATATAGCAAGCAATGGCGTACTAACTAGAAAGGTTTACATAAATGAGATTAAGCGATAATTTTGTACTGTCTGAGATTACTCGAAGCAATGCAGCTAAACGATTAGGTATAGATAATGGCCCTAGTAAAGAGCACTTACGTAATATACAACGAATTGTTACCAATCTTATACAGCCTATGCGTGAAGCTCTTGGTCCTATTAGGATTAGCAGTGGCTATAGGAATCCAGCAGTCAACAGGGCTATCGGTGGAAGCAGCAAAAGTCAGCACTGTAAGGGTGAGGCTTTGGATTTGCAATTTTGGAACGATGGTAAAATATCGAACAAAGAAATCTACGACTGGGTATTAGAGAATGATGTAGAGTTTGACCAAATGATTAATGAATTCGACTTCGCTTGGATACATATATCATTAAAGAAAGAAGAGAATAGAAAGCAAGTGTTGGAAGCCTATAAGGATGAAGACAATGATACTAAATATAAATACGCAGACCTATAATGAGCAAGATACTAGACTTTTTAGGTGGAAGCATCTTAGGTAGCGTTGGGAATATAGTAGATAACCTTACTACCTCTGATGAGGAGAGGTTAGCTGCTAAGCAAGCAATAGAAGAAGTTCTTATGAAAGCCGAAGTTCAGGCACAACAGGAAGTCACAAAGCGATGGGAAGCTGACATGAAGTCTGATAACTGGCTTAGTAAGAATATAAGACCACTGATATGCATTTTTTTAACTGCAGTATTTGTGGTCTTTTCTTTTTTTGACGGTAACGTAGGTGGTTTTTCTATATCACCAGCTTATGTGCCTATATATCAAACACTTCTTATTACTGTTTATGGCGCTTACTTTGCTGGAAGAACTATTGAGAAGGTAAAAAAGAAATAATGATTGAGTATTTAATAATACATGCAACTGGTACTGAGAAAGATTATGTACCTGAGAAAAAAGAATATAATTTGTCCGTATCTTGCGATATAGTACATTTTAACGGACAACTTTCAAGATATAAAGCGGGGAAGGAGCACCCATCTACGGGTGAATCTTACAAGCATATAGCATATATAGGGGGCATATTAGATGGTAAAGCTTCTGACACCGCAACTTGGAAGCAGTACGATAGTTTAGAGCACGTTGTTATGTATCATTTACTATACAACCAGAACTTAAAGATAGGTTCTTCTTCTCTGTTCTTTAATACTGATGCAGGTATAAAGGTTAGACGATGGCTAGAAGATATAGGTGTTAACAAGAAAAATATAATGTAATGACTATAGATATAGGTTTATATACGGGGATTCTTTTTGGAGTTAGGAGCTTCGAACCTTCAGAGACTCATCCTTACTGGGAGTTTCATATCTATCTACCTCTTTTTTATATAGCATACATGAATGTAGACATAAGAGAATAGTTATGGCAAGAAATACATTAGCTGGTAAAGGAAAAGGGAAGAGTAAGAGTGCTAAGTACTATGCTGCAAACCCTGAAGCTCGTAAAAAAAAACAAGCATACGATAAGAAATTTCATTCTACCCCAGCAAGGAAGAAGTATCGTTCTAAATTAAACTCAGCTAATAGAAAAGCTAAGACGTATGGTAATAAGGATGGGAAAGATATGTCTCATACAAAAAAAGGAACATTAGTCAAGGAAAAGCAATCTAAAAACAGAGCAAGAAATCGTGGGAAAAAGTAAGAATGATGAGCTACGTGCCTATCTATTAAAGAATCCAGAGAAATTAAATGGTGGTTATTCAGAAACCGCTGCAATGTTTAACACAACTTACGAAGCTGTAAGAGGGCAAGCCAGAAATTTAAGGGCAGCGTTCAATCAAGAGATACAAGCAGCTTCATACTCATCGGCAGAGATGCCAAATGAGAAAGTCATCACCAATGAAAAGGAAGACTCGTTAACAATATCAGTAGAGGACAGTAATAGAGTAAAATCATTAGATGACCTTATACAGAACTGTAGAGTTGACTTGGAGACTTGGGAGGTTGACTGGTTTGATATAGGTACATACGAAGTAACAGGATTTGATAACGACAGGAAACCTGTCACTGTTACCATGTATAGAACTAAAGCTAAGTTTAAAAAAATAGATGTTTGGAAGAACATAGCTATATTAAGAGAAGATTTAAAACAAGACCTACTAGAGGCATTCCAAGCTTATGCATTTGAACCTACTTATACTATTGATAAGAAAGAAGGCGAAGGCTATCTGCTCGAAATTGGGGCATACGACTTGCATTTGGGTAAGTTGGGGATTGATGGTGATAACTATAGTCTTGATGTGGCTAGAGATAGGCTTTTCAGTGCTCTTAATTCCTTATTTAATAAGGCGAGAGGATTCAAAATCGAAGAAATAGTATTTGTAGTAGGTAATGATTTCCTTAATATAGATAGAGCTAACCCTTTTAACTCAACAACAGCAGGTACACCACAAAGTAACACTGTCTCAGCATACGAGGCTTACAGATTTGGTAGAAAGATGTTGATTGAAGCTATTAATGGCTTAGCTGCCGAAGCACCCGTTCGTGTTATAGTAATTCCTGGTAATCATGACGAGGAATCTATGCTACACATGGGTGATGCTATTGAGGCTTTATACGAAAATACCCCCCATGTGACAGTAGACAATAGCCGACCACTTATGAAATCATATAAGTACGGTGAATGTCTACTGATATTTGACCACGGACATAGAGTTAAGAACTATAAAAACCTTGCCTCTGTCATCTCCCAACGCTTTAGAGATGTTTGGAGTAGTGTGAAGCACATTGAAGTCCACAGAGGTCACCTACATAGCTTAAAGTCTAGTGTAATGGGTCAAGTTGAAGAACTAAATGGTATTGCAGTAAGGCACTTAGGTAGTATGTCTCCTACTGACCAATGGCATGATGATAGTGGCTACATTGGTTCTACTAAAAGAGCACATGCGTTTGTATGGCATAAGAGAGATGGAATGCAGTGTGAGTACTATTACAATGTTCCAACTCCGTAACTACCGTATATCGCGTCATATTTTTTTTTAAAATAACCTCGAAGAAGATTAGATAGATGATACCTGAAACTACTAACCCGTACTACAATGTTAGTATACTAGCTATACAAGACTTTATTTATTCTTTAAAAAAAGATAGACCAGCCCATGTAGAGCTGGTCAATCAATATATACAGCAACTTGCTTTTGATTGGTATGATGACGGAGGTAGCTCGTGTAAGAATTAGTTATTTTCTTTTAGACGGCTTAACCTTCTTTTTAGTGTGCTTAGGCTTGCACTCACATTGTGCTTTATCTTTAGATACCTTTGAACAACACTTAGTGGTTTGTTTTTCTTCTTTGATTTCTTCAAAGCTGCTGTAATAATTCCTATCATCGTATAGATATTTTTTAGCTATTAGCGCAACGCTTGCACCTAATATAAGGGTTAGTAGTAAAGTCATATTATTTTGTTCTGTTAACTGATTTGTCGTATATAATAAACAAGACGAAAGCTATCGCTAGTCCTGCAATGAACATTGTTTGTGACATTATAATTCGTTTAGTGATGTTATTAAATTCTTTAACTTTCTTAGGCTATGTATCTCGTATGAATCTTCTGTATATACATGCAATGGACATTCTCCAACTTCGTTAGTTGCTATATCTATTCCGTGTATCCTGAAGTCGTAGTACATGAACCCAGGCTCACCACATTCAGCTTCTTGATAACGCTCTATAAACCCTAAGTCTAATAATGCTTTAGGTGTTATAGTGTCCTCTTCTCTTTCTACATGCTCATCAATAGATGTCTCGAAGTTAGCTCTCTTCTTTAATATATCAAAGAAACGTTCTGAGTTATCTATATCAAAATCACTACCTGCTTTATGTTCTCCTCTCTCACTCATAAGAATATCTATCCTATCCTCTAATGAGTCTACCCTAGAGCTATCAAGTTGTATCATTTGATATAACGCATCTCTAGTTTCACCTCCACTCACTAGAGCTTCTGTAATTTGGTCTAATACTTTTGTAACTTTGTCGTTGAATTCTTGTTGTTCCATCTTGGTTTTATTTAGTTCTTGTTAATATATTGACAGGTTCTTTACCTCGTCCTATTAACAGCTTGTCTACTGCGATAGCTGCCTCTCTTTCTGTATCAAACTTACTCCTACTAACTCCATGTATATTTATGTACCAGCGCTGTATGTTATTAGTTCGAACACTAGCTACATGTCTATACATACTCTTAGCATAGTTCATTTTATTCATCTTAGTCTTGTTTTAGTTCGTTAGGGATTTCCATCCATCTAATTATTTCTCCTTTTAATGTAGTTTCCCACATATCTAACCATTCTGTACTTGCGTAATAGCACAACTTGATGTAGCCGTTACTCATTCTACACACATAACTTCCTTCTTTTTTTGGTTGTTCCATCTTAGTCTTGTTTTAGTTGTTTAAAAATAGTATCGCCAAATAAAACACCCAAGTTGCCAATATTGAAGCTACGCACCATTCAAACAAGTTATTTTTCTTCTTCATCTTAGTCTTGTTTTAGTTAGTCCATAGTTGGGAAGGAATCCCGCCCTCCCCAACGCTGACTTTCAAATCCATTTCAAGATTTCTTTAGTAACACTCACGCAGTCACCTCTCGTAATAGTCAAGGATGA